TCTTTTTTGGGCAAGTTTCCGGCAAATAGTCCATGCAAGCACGGCATGAAATGGTCTTTCGACAGATCATTCGTTCTGCTTGTTCTTTCTCTTCTTGTTCTCGTCTTTGGCACTCTCGCTTGTATTCTTCTTCGTGCCGTCTGTGTGCATTGGCGATGATGATAGCATGGACAGCAGCCATGTTTGGAACCATAGTCTTTTCCTCCTGTATTTTGTGTAGTGAAAAATATTTATGATGTTCAGACGGTAACTTTATTGTCCAAACCCTGTTATCTGTTTTTCTTGTCTATTCTACTGTGACGATACGAGCGCAGAAGCGATTCTATCCTTTCGTTTCAATAGTCGGCGCATTATCGATAGCAACCATTACGTTTTCTAGTACATCAAACATCAATGCATTGAACGTATAATCTGTTTCATCCACGCTAACATATTTCATCTGCTCATCGGAAAAGTATCGTTTTAGTGCGTTAGCATCAATAGGTCGAATGTTCATTTTGTCTCCTTTCGTTACATCCACACGCATTCTTTGAACTGCTGCGTCTCCATCTGGAACGTGATGTCCAGTGACCCCACGTTGCCCTCTTTGTTCTTCTCAAGTGCAAAGTGATAATGCTCTTCTGGTCTCTTTTGCGTTTTCACTTTCTGTGCCAGTAGGATGATTGCATCTGCGTCCTGCTCGATTTGCCCGGATTCTCGCAAATCTGCGGCAGTTGGCGGGATACCCGCTCTTGCGGTCTCTCGATTAAGCTGTGCAAGTGCCACAACCAGCGTTCCTGTTGACTGCGCGAACTCATGCAGTGCCATGCTGATCTCCGTGACGGCACTGTATCGGTCTTTCGCTCCGGCTTGATGGATAAGCTGCAAATAGTCGATGAACACTACTTTGGCTTGCATCCTGATGGACTGCGTTCTAATCCACCCAACACCCTTACCGGCGGCAGAGCGGACAAACAGCGGATATTTTTTGATAGCTGCCAGCCGGTCAAGCTCGTTAATGCTGACGGTCTTGTTTTTGACCGTGTGCAGCGGTACGCCCAGCTGGTTTGCGATGATACGAGCATAGAGGGTATCCGGGTCAGTCTCTAGGCTGAAATACGCCACCTTGCGTCCGTTCTTGGCTATTTCACAGGCAAGTTGCAGGGACAGAGCAGTCTTACCAGCAGACGGTCTGCCGCCGATCACAACGAAGTTGCCCGGCACAAGATGCAAGTTGTTATCCAGCACTCTAAGCCCTGTGCTGATATATTCCGGCTTATCGTCTAGCTTGCGGATGTAGTTGTCTATGCCATCGCACATCGAGATAAAATCGCTTCTCTCGTTGTGCAGGTTGATAGCTTCACCCAGCTGCTCATAAATTCCTGTCAGGTCTGCGTATCTGGTCGAACCATCAACGATTTTGAAGGCAATCTCTCTTGCTCTGAACAATGCCGCCTGTTCCTTGACGATTCTAGCCCACCCAAGCATCATGTCATGGGTGACGTTGCGGATGAACTCTGCGCCAAAAGCATCTAGGCATTCACCCATTGCTTTCTTGCAGTTATCGTACCGCCCCATGACTTCTACCGGGTTCCACTCGTCGTTGTGTTCCCAATAGCCACGAATGGCAGCAAATGTATCATGCAGTTCAGGGCAGAAATCGTCGATTTTAAGGTCTTGCAGCACATCGGCGTATTCAGAGAACGTGAGGACCGCCCCTAGCAGGATGTATTGGGTCTGATTTTCAATATTCACCGCAGAAAGTCTCCCTCGTCAGGTAATTCAGCCATTGTCTGCTGATATCCACCGTTCCAGTCCTTCACGTTACGCATCCAGTTCCGTGCAGTAGCTTTCCAGTCCTTCATAGGCGATTTTCCGACTTTCCAGCCATTTGCCGTGAAATGGTCAACAAACCGCTCTGCTTCCGATTCCATGTAGCCCTTATCGGCAAAGTATTCTCTGGCTTGCTCGACAGTCGGTGCTTTGAAGCGTTTGACTTCGTTGGTATTTTTCTTTTCACATTTTTCTTTTTTATCAGATTCAGATACAGAATCAGATACAGATAAGCTACCATTCGTATCAGTTGGTATGTTTGGTATACCATTTATACCATTCGTATCCTGTGATACCATTGGTATGCTTTCGTATTTTTTATCGTTCCAACGCTTGTTTATATTTTTCTTGTTTGCTTCTCGTCTACGCTTATCACGTTCTTCCATCTTCTGCACGTTCATATCATCAAACGCTTTAACGACTTTCCAGAGCATCCGCATAGCACGGTCGTTGTCGTATGCTGGCTCAAGTCCAGTCTCAACATACTGTGCGTAGTTGCGGACGAATGCTCCAAATTCCTCGTCTGTCAGCTCGTCCATCGCATGAACGTGTTCCAGCAGAAGAATCATTGATGTTCTCGGCTTGTGTTCCTGCTCCATATTCAATCCTCTTTGTAGCGTTTGTTCCATGCTTCGATGGCTTTTTCCTTGCCAAATGTTGCAGAAGTGCTCACCCCGCATTTTCCGCAGACTACCCAACTAGCCATGTCAACATTGAGTGGATGAACCACTTTTACAGTCGGTGGTTCCGAACCGCAGAACGGGCATCTCTTGAGTTCTGTCATTTTCTAAATCCCTCTCTCGTTCTCGTGATTCGCTTATGCGCCTTGACAGGCCTTGCGCCTTTGCCATACGCTGGGCGGATATGTTTTGCCTTGATGTACCCGCAAGGCGGTTTCGGCCCGAAATCAAAAAGGTTCAAGTCCATAACTATGATGCCAAACTTCTTGTTCGTCATGTTTACTGCTCCTTACGCATACCATTTCGGTGCTTCGTTAAAGATTTCCACGCCTTCTGTAAAGCCAAGCCTATCTAAGGTCTCGCACATAATGCCATCCATCACGCCATGCACACGCTCCTCATCATCTCCATATGCTCTGTACGCTTCTCGCATGGCGGCCGTAAACGAATCAATCATATCTCGCGTAATAACGATATCGTTTTCCATAAGCCTCCCTACACCATCGGAGACGCCATCCAATGCGTCACCGTCACATCTTTCGGCAGTCTCTCGCCTATCTCATCCCAGAACTGACCGTCCGCGTAACAGCCTAGAAAGTACGCTGTCGGCGAGATTCCTTGCAACATTTTTCCATCTTTATCGCGCCACGTTTTCTTAGTCGCAAGCAACAAAGGCTGCGTTCGCTCTCGTGGCGGTTCGCTTGCTGGATGCCAAAGGGTGTTAGCCATTGTTCTTTACCTCGATTGTTGGCGCATTTTCAATAGCTGTTATTACGTCTCCGAGCATATCAAACATCAAGGCATTGAATGTGTAATCAGCTTCATCCACACTTACATACTTCATCTGCCTATCGGAAAAATAACGTTTAAGTGCATTTGCATCAATCGGCCTGACTTCCATCGCCATTTCTCCTTTCAATCTCCTTACAAACCGCCTTGTAAAACGCATCCCACGTCTCGTAGTCGCAGGAATCGCCAAAGTCGAAGCCCGTCCGCTTGCGTTCTGCAATGTCACGCTCAAAGCAATCAAGAGTCTTGTCGGTCAGCTCCGGCAGAAGCGAGATGATGTATCTGCATACAAGGCTAGGCATATATGACCGTCTGCCCAAGTAGTAGCGGACAGCGCAGTTGCAGACCGCACTGAAGTCGTCATTAGTGGGGTCTACCATGCCTTTTGGCATATCCGACTTCAAATCGTTCACGCTGCATTGAAGGGCTTCTGCGAATTTTGCCAGCCGCGTTTCTTTCTTCACGTCACGCTTTTGCTTTTCAACGGCACTTACATACGAATTGGTTGTTCCAATCATCCTTGCAACATCTTTCTGCGTGATACCAAGTTCAATCCTGCGCTTCTTGATTTCCTCCCCTGTTGTCATTTTTATACCCCCGCCTTGTACATCGTATATAAAACCACAAATCCAATCAAAAAAATAAAAACGTGGAGAATTACATCCGCAAGAAGCTTTATCTTTTCATCGGAAATTTCGTTCAAAAATATATCCCATATCAAAATTTTTTCAATGAGATATGCTATCCCACATATAAATGTTACAACCAGAAAAGAAGCTAAAACCACAATCAACGCATTTCCAAGATTACTCATTCTCTTTTTTCTCCCATTCCTTGCATCCACGTTCGTCCCACACGAAGTCTGCAACGTGTTCTGACTGGTCGTTCACACACACGTCCTCAGGTTCTGCGTACCATTTGCAAGAGCCACAGGACGGCTCAGATTTGTTCTTGCAGTATTCTGCTGTGCATCGAACAGCCTTTCCAGCAGAGAACTGCTTGATGCCCATGCAAGAGCAATGTTCGGTGGTGCAGTAGAAGTTCATTCCTCCGTCTCCTTCCATCCGATAAATTCACACAATCCAACGGTGTTATTGGAGCAACGATGAATGAGGACTTTATCGCTTATTTTGAATTTTGCGATAAATCCAATTTTGCTTTCTTTCATTTCATTTTCAAACATCCAATCAACAATGTCTTTGTCGATTCTGACATCGCCTTCGTCCGTCATGGTTGCAAAGCACTGTTTGCATCTATAAAGAGCGCAATTTTTCATCTTCTCTGCCCTCTCTTTCCCCTGTTGAACCGTCCGATCACTCGCTTGTACTCTGCATAGCACTCCGGGCACAGGTCGCCTGTGTCCCTGCGCCACGCCCAGTCCTTAAAGTATTCGTCAGGGTTCATCATCCTACCGTCCAGAACTGCTCCGCAGCGGTCACACACTCGCTTGTGGTAGATCCCTCTGTCAGTTTGCATATTATCATCCTTCCACATAGCGCCAGCTCTGGGGCGGGCTGGTAATTTCCACAGGCCGCATACCAAACCGTGTGCCCTGCAAGCCTGTGAACGCCCGCAGTTCGCGCGGCTGGTCATAAATCTTCAGGTCAGAGATATGCCACGCCCAGCCGTGACACTTGTTCAGGTAGTGGACAATGCGGTCTCTGTCCATGCAAGCCATTTCTTCGACATCATCCGGGGCGCGGCATATCGGTGCAAGCTCCCAAATCTTGTCGCAGACGAACTCGCCAATGACCGTACCATCCAACCGCTGCCAGCCTTTGCCGGGGACGATTCGCCGCCAGCCCATCTTCGACTGATCTTTCGTGCAGTAGATGTAGCACTTGAATGGAGGCTTCACGCCCTCCGGCTTCGTCTTGCGCACTTCTACAGTCTTTTCTTTCAGTACAATTTTGCTACACTATACCGGTTTGATGCTCAACAGAACCGACTTCATTTTTTATTCTCCCCTCCCGACATCCTTAAACAGGATTTCCTTGTCAGTTTTCCAGTCTTTAATTTTGCACGGAATATCCGTGCCGGGCACGGTCTTTTTCAGGCCATCCATCTGCCAGACGTTCCATGAGATGATAGCCGCCATGTTGCGAACCTTCCCAGCGTCAGGCTCTATGCCGAACAGCCACTTAAAGTTCTCTCGCCATGTCAGGAGCATATTTGCTCTTGCAAGCAACAGGCTGTCACCCTGCCACTCATAGCCGTATGTAGTCGTCGCTGCGTCCTCTGACACATCGTGCCATGTCCAGACATTCCAATCAAACCAGTTGTTTACACATTTCAGTTTGCGGTCAAATAGTCCTTTCCGTTTTGGTACTGGGATCTTTTTGCCTGTTACCGTGTCGTATCGGTTCACAAGGAACGGTGCTTCTCCGCAAGTGATTTCAAGGACTGTTGAATGGATGTACTTGATAGGCTCTTTCTTCATATCGGGCATCGCACCGTTTTCTTCGCCCATGTCTATCGTCTTTTTGCAGACCCAAGAAGGAGTGAAAACCTCCGCTTTTGCTTTGGTTCTTTGCTTCTGCTCATCCAGACGCTTGAGAACTCGTGGCACTGGTGGGCACTTCTTGATTTGTTCTAATGGGATTTCATTCTCAAAGCCTGCGTCCAGTTCAGGCGGTGGCTCTGTCGCCCATATGATGTTTTTGCCGGTGGTACGGTCTTTAAGCAAGATAAAAAGCACCGCTGAAAGAATCGGGTCGGAGAAGTCAACCAACCGTTGTTTCATTTTTCGTCACCTCTCTGTACTCCACGTCAATCCCCTTCGGCAAAGCTGTCTGGTACTTTTGTGCCAACTGTTCTGCGCTCTGGGCATCGCCCAACGGCTGTTCAGGAGGTGCAACGGTGACTTCCACGTTGTCGCGCATACCAAAATAGTTCTTAGCTCGGAATATCCACTCTGCCGGGTTCTCCTGACCGTACATACCGTTGTACGCCCACATAGACTGCATTTGCAGAATCAGCTTCAGGATATACTTCTGCTGCAAACTGTCGTCACGGCGCTTGCCCGCCATAATCTGCTTCAGGCTCACCCATTCAATGCCCAGCACCAGTGCAATCCATTCCACCACAGGGGAGATTCTTGCTTCGATGCAAGCATCAAAGAAGAAGTCAAGACGTTGCTGCACTTCAATCGGGTTGTTCATGTCCACGCTCGGAAGGTCGCCAAAATACTTGGCTGCAATCATACCGATGACCTTCTTGTCTTCTTCATTACCGATTCTCGATTGCAAATCGCCTGTGTTCAGCATCTTAGACCTAGTGATCGCTAACTCCTGTTGTTCTTTCACCTTTTTACTCACCTGTGAGCGGATAGATTTCCGCTTGTTAAGCATCTGTTGTTTCTTCTTCTCCCGCTCTTTCTCACGTTTCGCAGCGGCTTCTTCTTTCGCCTTTTGCGCCCGCTTCTCACGCTTTTTCTTTTCAGCTTCGGTCAGTGGCGGTCTGCCACGACCACGCTTCGGGGGTGTTGCCAAGAGTTCTCACCTCATTTCGGTTTAATAGTGAACAAGTCTATCGCCCATGTAATCTAAGGCTTTTGACATATTGAGGACGGCACAACAGTTTTCGCCTGACATCCACCATGCGCACTTTTCTTTCTCGCATACGCACCGCCCAAGCGGATTGCTGGTCATCTTCATCGGGCAGTAAAGTTCGTTGTCCATCAGTACTCCTTTTCGATATGAACCCTTGCAACGCCGACCATCGCATCATCGGAGCAGCTCATAATCCTGCCGTGACGGAGCGACACGCAGTTATATATAGTGCCGCCGCAAAAGATGGGGCTGCACGTAATCTCGCTTGTCTTCATACAAAGCTCGCTATTGTAGTAAAACGGCTCTCCTTCCTTGAGCGAATCAAAACGAACTTTCTGTTTGCCATGCTCTCCACGAATTTCCATTTTTACCTCCCAAGAAACACAAACGCCCACTTCATCCATTCGGGAATGTCTGCGGAAAACAAGCCCTTATACATAAAGATGGAAAATACGATAGACGAAACCGCCACGACTGCAATAAAAGCGATCACAACGCCTTGCAGAATCGCAAACTTTCTACGACTTCTTTCCATTCTCTTTTCAATGTCATATCTGTTCATGTTTTTACCTCCACCCCATCACAACAGCCGTACAAACGACCAGACACACGTTGACGAACCGCCAGACAAGCATTGCCTGACGTTCTTCAAACAGGTTGTCTGTCGCGTTCTTGATTGTCCGTTCGGACTGAACTACCACCGCCAGCAGGACTAGGCAGACCAGCCAGCGAGTTGCAAATTCAAACATTGTTATCCCCCATCAAATCGTCCATGCTCAACTGACCATTGACGTTGTCATCTTCCATCCACCAGCGGGAAACATCTCGGCCAGTATGCCAGTCGCACGGCTTTCCTTTGGCTCGGCGGGTTTCCAGCATCCTATCAAAAGCCGCGACATAAAGCTCCTCATATTTCGGCCAGCGCATGAACTCATGCTGTCTGCCCCCCTACCGGCTATAGGGCAGCCGATGCAGCCAACACGCTTCTGCCAACTGTGCTAAGATTTCCGTCTTGGGCAGAATGTCTGAAACTTTCTTACTCACTTTTTTCTCCTTTCAGTCGATGTATCTCCATGCAACGATTTTGACATCACTTGGAACCCATTCACCACTGCTTTGAAACCAGCGTTTATCGTTGTATCTGCGGTACGCAATGTCGAGGTCTCCATTTTCAAGCTTTATTTCGACAGCCACGCCACATTGCGGTTGAGTAGTCATGTTGTTCCATTCGTTCTTGTTTCCATTGTCTAGTTTTTCTTTGTTTGGCTCTAACCAGTCATTTAGTTCTTTCATGCAGGACGGGCAAAGAAGAACGCTCCATCCTTCTTCTCCACCGATTATTGGCCGAACCTCAAGTTTGTTCTTCATTTTGTTATATTCCTCAAGTGTAAACATTTCACCACACCTATTACATATCAATGCCATGTTCTTTCTCCAATCTTTTTAGCAATCCATCCACGTCATACCGCCAATGGACACGCAGCCTTTTTGCTTTGACCTCTATTCCCCCTTGCTCTGCCCACTGCCAAGGGATGCTCTTCCTGCCCTCGTTGTAACGGAACGCCAGAACCTTGCTGGCAGGGATTGCAAAGGTGCGATTGACCGCCCTGTAATTGACTATCACATGGGCGGTCTGACCTCCGTACCCCATCGCTTCCACCATGTCAGTGATGTGCTTTTCCTTGCGGTACTTGCACTTTTCCTTGTCATACTTACCAAACACCTTTTCCAAAGGGATAGAGGGCGTTTCGATGGTTTTCAGTTCAAACAGGTGGTTCATCGGGTATCGGTACACAAGGAAATCGCAGATGTTGTCGATGGAAAAGGATAGGTTCTCGTTGCCGCCGTAGTATGTAGCAGCACTGTCTTTCAGACGGTAGCACCACGCATCGGATGGGATGGATGCCTTGAAGTCTGCTTCAAACTGCTTGCCGGTGTTCATTCGTTGCCCTCGATTTTTTTGGCTTCTCTGATACGCAGCCGAGCAAGTTCACTATTTGCATATCGCAGTTGCCAGCTACCAAACCAGCCTTTGTGAACAAGTTTTCCGGCGCAGTAAACAAACTCCTGCTTCATCAAGTCATCAAGTGAAATGATGTAACCGCCCGGCTTATACTTTCTTTTGCTCATCCTCGTTCACCTTTAAGCTCACGGAATATGAGTTGCTTTGTCAGCTGGCTTTTCCATTTCCTTCATGATTCGCTTGTGTTCTTCAGTAGTCATGTTGTTTGGAAAGAAACACCTGTCAACAATCTCAAACGGCTCAATATAATGGTCAAGAACATCTCTTGCTTCTTCTCGTGCCTTTTCGACACACATTTCGATGTAATCATCTTCTGTCATGTTGTAATCGGTAATACAATCTACAACCGAAGAAAACCGACACAGCAAACCGTTAGGCTGTCTTGCAATAAAAGCTCCCATTTATTGTTCACCCCTAAATTCATTTCCGAGAAACCGTTTCTTGCCTTTTTCCCGGTGCTTGTCCTCGTAGTCACGGTGGTACACGCTCTGGCTACGGTTCAGTTCATACACGAATGCCTTGCGTTCCTCAAAGTCTTTCTTCTCTGCCTTGTACTTCTCGCAAGTATCGTGACAGGCTGTGTGGCGTGATGTGCAGTTGTAACAACAAGTAATCATTTTTCGCCAAATCTCCTTTTTGTTACAGCCATTGGGAACTCCTCGATTTCGCTTGCCCACCGTGCGGTGCCCTCTCCATAGGCTGTCTGCCAGACCAGAGGGAAGCCGCCCAAACCATCGAACAAGCTGCCAAGAGTGGGCTTTTCTTTCAGGTAGGGGCGCATCTTCTGCACCAGCCAGAACCACTGCGGCAAGGCGATGGAGTTGCCCAGAGCCTTATAGCGCGGGGTGTCCGCCGGTTTATGGACTCGCCCTTTGGTGTCTGTCCATTCCCCGATGTCCGTCCAGCCAGATAGCGTAGCTCTTATATAAGGTAGGCGGTCATTGTTTATGTCCTAAAAGGGCAAATCCGATGAATCGTCAATCACAGAGAAGTCGTCCGTGTTGACCTGAGAGTAGTTCTGCGGCGCATCCTGCGCCCGATCAGTGGGCTTGCTGTCAGACCCCTTGCCACCACAGAAGTCAACCTTGTTCGCCGTGATTTCCGTTGCGGTGCGGTTGTTTCCCTGCTTGTCGATATACTTCCGGGTCTGGATGCTACCAGTCACCAGAATCAGGCTGCCCTTCTGAAACCACTTGGAAACGAACAGTGCCGTATTGCCAAATGCGGTGCAGTTGAAAAAGTCGGTTTCTTTCTGGCCGCCGCTCTGACGGTCGCAAGCAATGCTGAACGTGCAAACATCCTTGCCGGACTTCGTGACCTTAGCTTCGGGCGTGTGAACCAGACGCCCCTGAATTGCGATAGAGTTGAGCATTGTTTAGCCCTCCTTCGGCTGTTTCTGAGCACAGCCCCAACACAGGACGCGCCCAAATCGTTTCTTTGTGCTTCTTGCAGTTTCCAGCGGTGATACGGTGCGGTTGTTGTACTGAATAGGCTGCAACTGCTTTCCGCAGCAAGCGCATGGAGGGATGGTTTCCGCTTCCGTTTGCTTCTGCGCAGGCTTGTTTGCCCTGCTTGCGGTCTGCTTCTGGTACTCGTCCGTGTCAGCGTCCTTTGTATCGTCAATGCAGAACAGACCGTTCAGAGCGTACTTTCTAGCGTAGCTGCTTGCAGTGCCGGTAAGTTGGGAATCCGACATACCAGACTGCTGCTTAGGTTCTCTAGCGTATGCGGTGTTTGAAATTTTGTCTCCGCTCTCCGAATCGTAGATTGTTGCAGTCGCTTTAATGTAGTGATATTCGCCGCTTTGCACTGGCTCGTCTTCAAGTACAAGGCACGCTCCATATTTTGCGAGGAGCGGCTTTACTGCTTCCAGAATGTCTTCGCAACTGCGGTAATTGTACTTACCAAAAGAATTACGCTGGCTTTTTGGGGCTTTCAGCTCGCCTTGAATTTTGGAAAGCTTCACAAGTGTTTCCATATTTCTCCTTCCGTAAAGCATCTTTTGCTTTCTTAGCTTCTTGTATGGTTTTGAATCGATATGTTTTGCCGCTAAAGTGGAACAAATATCTGCGATTCAAACCTTTCGTTGAACGGTCTTCGTAGATTCCGTACTCGCCAGTTAAAGCGTTTCTGGACTGAACAGTATTTGCAACATTATCAGCTTGGGTTACGCAGCGAAGATTTTCAATCCTGTTGTCTGTCCTGATTCCATTGATATGATCGATCACTCCAATAGGCATTAGCCCATAATGAAGTGCGTACACAAGGCGGTGTGCTTTGTATTACTTTCCTTTGATTTTCACAATCAAATAACCGTCTTTATCGTAGCTTCCTGCGCTGTTTTTCCTGTCTTTTCTGTGCAACGTACCGTCAGAATCAACGTAAAACCATTTGCAAAGATACTCGACAAGTTCCTTATCGGTCATGGAATCACCCTCCTTTCTTCGGCTTCATTAGGCTTCATTGTTCTTACTTTGGCTTAACACGGCTGTGCAAAATCAGCCAGCCATCAGTTCTGCCAACTGTGCACGGAGGTCTTTCAGCTCCGCTTCCCTGTCGTCAATTTCAGACTGCAAGTCCTCAATCTCAGCCAGACGGTCAGATTCTTTGGCTTCTGCCATCTGCTCGTTGGTCATAAAGTACACGCCGTCCTCCGGCTCGGTTACGCCGCCGAATCTGTCAAGGTTAATCATCTTTTGGTCTCCCTCTCTTACGTTCCTCTTTGATTTGCAGTGCACTGTACCACTGGTCTTTGTCAATTTCAATAGTAGACCACCGGTGGTTACAGGTAAGGCACTTTTTGCGGCGAACAATACTGTCATGGTCAGGTCGGCTGTCCACGGTTGTGATGTTTTCGCTACCGCACATCGGGCATTTCACTGTGCATCCCTCCACTCGTTCGTGTGGTGAGGAATGCGTTTTACTTTGCGATTTTCCTGTTCAATACGTTCATTTTCAGAGCTGACCCCAATGGCACACAAGACGAGTGCTGCGGCGAGGAAGCTACACGAAAGGAAAACGTATCCAAACATTGCTACCACGCTTTGGCTTTTCTGGATTGCATCGCCGCATCCTACCGAAAAGATTGCTAACGCGATTCCAAGCGTGCAAAGGACATTAGCTTTCAGGCTTTTCACTCTTATTACCTCCAAAACTCAGTATCCATGCCGTAGCCATCGCCACAGACGCCGTGATGATTCCACGGGCAGCTGATGCGCCTACCAGAATTTCGATGTGATGCACCATCCAGAAGTTCAGTAGAAATACCGCTAAAACCACCGCCAGCGCTATGCCCCACATCAGGGCAACTTCAATCAATGCTTTCATCTTGTCTCCTTTCGTTTTTCGCCATTGCAAATCACGACTATTCCATGCTTTGCCGTTGCTTTTCGGTGAATCGCCTTGCCTTTGCTGTTCTGCTCCCAGCTACTCAATGCCTTAGCCTATCGTTTCTATCCTTTGCCGTCGCTCTGCACTACCTAGTTTTGCCTTTCATAGCCATAGCAACTCATTTCGTTTCCGCGCTCCGCCTTGCCTTTGCTTATCAAAGCTACGCCTTGCCTTTGCTTATCAAAGCTACGCCTTGCATCCATAGCCTTTGCTACGCCGCTCAAGTCGCTTCGTCTCCAAGCGTTGCCTTAGCATTTCTGAGCCAATCGTCACTATGCCGTTGCCGTTCCACATCGAGTTCAGCACAGCCTTACCCTGCCATAGCGGTTAATTGAGGATTTCGTAGGTATATCGCCCCTTCCCACTGTTTCTCCACTGGCCGATGCCACGCAGAGCACCGTAGTCCAGCCACTCGAGCACGACCTTCTCGTGAGAATCGTCCAGCAGCATGACCTCGAACTCGCAGGTCGAACCAGCGGGAATCTGCTCGCTGTTGGCAAGGCTTACACGTTCGCCCTGTGCAGTCTGGGCACGGAGTGGGCGCTGGCACTCGGTAATCTCACCGTTCACATGAATGGGAATCATGCGGGGCTGAACGAAAATCAGGCCATCAATGACCTTCTTGTGGGCCGTCAGCTTGCCGCTTTCGTTCACGGCTTTTTTCTTCCCGGTTTCAGTCTTGCCGCCGATACGCCCCAGCATACCGCAAGAATCCTTGAAGAAGCCCTTAATCTGGTAGTCATACAGGATGGGTTCGCCGTTCTCGTTGCGAGGGAACACCGTCATGCCCTTATCTGCCACAGCATCAGCACCCAGAGCGGCCACTTCGTCTTCGATAGTGCTTGCATCAGGGGACTTGCTGGCGATGAACTCTCGCGCGATGTTCTGGTTGCTAGGCCAAGTGCCGAGAACCGCTTCGGTGAATGTGATTCTGACTTTGATTTTTTTCATTTTTGCTCACTCTTTCTTTCTCGATATGTTCCAGTCTTAAAGATTCACGCTTTTGCCAGCGCTTCTGCCATGGGCTGCTTTTGTTGAAGCTGTTTATTGCTTTCTTCATCGTTTGCCATCCTCCGCTTGCGTTGGATGTGTTCCAGCCGCTCTTTCTCCCGGCTTCGCCAGCGGATTTCCCGTTGGCCGTAGTATTTACCGTTCATCAGGAGGGTCTACCTTTCCCTGTGCAAGCAAAGTGCTGTAATGGCCGTAGCTCATTCCAAGCTCTTTCGCTTTATCGTTCATCTGTTTGATGGTGTACTTCGGCTTAGGCTTTTCTTGTGTCTGGTTTCCTTCCGGTCTGGCCTTGCGGGTGGGAGACTTGATATAATCCGAATGCTCTTTCCACCACTTGGCCATCTGCCTACGCTTTACTATATTTGCGCATTTCTGGTGATATTTTTGATGCTCATACAGCTTGCGCATTGGCTTTTTACACCACTCGCAAGGAACGACGCCATATGGAGCGCGTCGCGCTGCTTGATTCTCTCTCCTAGCTAATACTGCGCATTCTTTGCAATACCGTTTTGTCTTGATGACTTCGCCGAGAGGCGCTCCGCAGCGTTCGCAGCTCTTAACCTCCATCTGACTCACTTGCCTTTCTCAAGACTCTTTCGTTGTGTTCGGAAAAGCACTGGTCGAGAAACTGGATGAACTTTGCGATTTTCTCTGCGTCTTCCGGAGTACAACCGTTCTCCACAAAGCGCCTTACCGATTGCTCACGTTTAAAATCCGAGTAGGTCTTGGCCGCAGCGTCGATGGCGAACTTGGCTTCTTCCGGGTATTCAAGGTCTACCTTTAAGGTGATAATCTGTTCCATGTTCAGCCCTCCGCTTTCTGGTTCTTCTCTACTTTCAAGAAGAGGTTTACAAAGTAGACTTGGCCGCGACCGGAAATCTTCGGAGTGCGGTTGATAGAAATGTGGTCGCTGTGCTGAATCGTGGTCTCTTTGATTTCAAACAGCCCCATCTCCATACTCCGCTGTGTAGGCAAGTTGTAATCGCTACGTTTCGGGTCTTTGATGAGATAGCCATTCCGGCGTAGCCAGTCAAACAAGCGGTTCTGACCGATGTTAATGCCGTTCTGAGATAGCAACTTTGCCATTTCACCAACCAAAATGCTCTTTTTGCTAGCACTCACGGCATCTGCAAAAAGCGCTTTCGGTTTCATGGTTTCAATCTGCTTGTCCTTCTGTTCCAGTTCCTCATGCGCTGCGATCAGTGCAGTTGCGAGAAGCTGCGAGCGGGTAAGCTGCGGCTGTTCGGTCAGCTTCTTTTCCATCTCGTTGAACGCTGCAATGTACTTGAGCTTCCACTCAAGAGCAGCCTTTCCGGTGAATCCCATAGCCAACAGGGTGAAGCCGTCACGGTTCATGAGATAAGTTCTCTGTTCCCTGCCGTAGCTGTCCGCTTCGGTGCTTTCAAAAAACATCTGCGCAAAATTGCGCACATCTTCTTTTAGATTGTCCACCGCCCTGAGAACGTCACGGTGGTTCTTATCGAAGTTCTCTGCAATCTGACGGCTTGAAACCACAGGCTTGCCATTTCGCATGGATAAGATAATGTCGCTCATTTTCCCTCTCTTTCATTCAACAGCTCTTCCAGAGCTTCTTTCACCTTAGCTTCCGCATTTTTAGGCTCACGCTTACCGTTCAGGATTTTTCCCAAGTATTCCGGTGCGCATCCCATTTTTGCAGCAAGCTCTCTGATTTCGATGCTGTTAACGTGAAGCGTTCCCACAACATCGCCTGTCCACTTAGGAAGCAAATTTTTTCTCCTTTCTTGTTCTAGTACTTGAACTTTTTGAAAGAATATGATAATATTATGGTGTCAAGCAAAAACATTATCGAACGTTCTTCTATTTGTTCAAAGTCTTTAATTTGTTCTACCGATTGAACCCGGTAACCTTATTAAAGCACAAGTAGTAGAACTTTTCAAGTGTTTTTGTTCAAGTGGTAGAACTTTGTCATCTTGTACAAACGCTGGAGGTATGTTTTGTGTTTTTTGACAATTTCGTAAGGCTATGCGAGCAAAAGAGAGTAAAGCCGTCTCGTGCTTTAACTGAAGCTGGCGTTCCGAAATCTGCTTATAGCTATTGGAGAACCGAAGCAAGTGCAGGGAACGATGCAAAGCCGACTAATCAAAATGCCGTTAAGCTGGCACAGTATTTCGATGTTACGGTTGACTACCTTCTTACGGGCAACCAAAAAGAAAACCCGCCCCAGCAGCCGCAAAGTGAAGTCGATGCAGCAGTGGAACGGATTAGAAAAAAACTTGAATCTATGCCGAAGGAGCAGCGTGAAGCGCTGATGAACCTGATCGAGAAGATGTGACGTTCATGCCCGGTAAAATAAAAAACCCCTTGTGCCGGGCTGGTGTAGCTCTGCGTAAGGGGTTTTCTGTTACTCTAAGTCTAGTGCTTGTTCCGCTGCTGGAATCTTTTCAGGATGTTCCAGTAGCCATGCAATAAATCGGTCAATCTTGGCTCTTTCTTGTTCACTCATTGTGGCATATCCTCCCAATCGGTAAGTACGAACGTTCATTTGATATGATTATACGCCTTTTAGTTGTCAAGTCAATGCATTTTTAACAACTTCATAAAAATTGAACGTTTTCTTCGCATCCATTACTTCACATCAGGGAAGCCAAAAATTGCGATGACAATGATTAAGAGCCACATTAAGTTTAAGTTACCCTTTGCTTTGTAACATTCCGTTGAGCATGGAACGAAAGGGGTTATCCGGTAAATCGTCTAGCACATCTGCTTTGACGAGCGCATTTGTGCTGATGCTGTGCGAAACATTGTTTAGCTGCACAATGGCATCGTCTAAGTCTTTTACGGTTGCCCCACGCCGTTCCATTGACTGAAGGAAGGTTTTCACTTCTTCAAGAATAATAGGGTTTTCTGTTTTATAGAATCCGTTCGTAAAGTCCATCTTTCCTCCAATCACAGCTCTACGAGCTGCCCGTCAATGCGTTCGATGTTATCTGCCGGGTCGCGTCCATCGTCTAAGGCGGCTATGGCGCGTTCCAGGATGCCTTTTGCTTCGAGGTAAGCGTCTTTATCAGCTTCGTACGCAGAAAGGCTCAGAACAAGCTCTAGCGTCCGTCTGCGAGCGTATGGAATAATCAGAGCATCTACAGTTCGGTTCATTAGCTTTCCTCCCATGGTTCAGGTGTGTGCGGTTGCCCATCGGGAACGCTTGCAGGCATTCCGTCGATGATCGGCATACGTTCATGGTTCCAGATTACAGTTTCTCTCATTTTTGTTCCCTTCCTCTTTGGAATTTTTTGACAATACAGTTATAACATAGGCTGCTGTTGGTTCTCCATAGCAGCTTTTTCCATTTTTTGGCTTGTCGAACCCAGCAGTTTTGCTGGATTTTGTTGAAAGGGTGAGAATTTATGGATGAATATTTGGTAAGAACAGCCAAAGCATTGGAGATAGCTCGAATGCGTTCCGGCTTGAGCCAGCAGAAGTTAGCGGCAAAAATGGGCGTGAATCGTGGAACGATAGCAAATTGGGAGCAAGGTCTGGCATCCATTTCCCTTCCGATGGCTATGCGCTGGTTCACCTGCTGCGGCGTATCGGTGGCTCGATACATGGACGCTTGCATTCACCCAGGGCTGCTGGAACACCTTGAGGATGACCCTTCCGACATGGAGAAACGTCAGATTCTCATAGATGCTATGATGGAGTGTTCCTCCTATGAGATAGATGCCTTGTTGTACATCCGGTACGGAGATCACGGCTCAGACCACATCGGCGTACTGACGGAGATTCTGGCAAACCTCCATACGCCGTTAAAGGACAGGGTCTCTGTCTGCCGGATGGTGTCTGGTAGCTATGAGATGGCACAGGCTACCGGAACAGACCCAGACCCGAACGGAACAGCCCCAAAGATGGAAATTCTCTATCAGGCGCAGGACGCTGGAACAGAAGCTGCCATGAAGTCTAACGATTCCTATACTGTAAATCCAAATAACATAAGTGGCTGATTGTCGAATTATCGAAGTTTTTGAAGAACATTTTGTACACGTTCATCCACTTTTTGTACACCTATCGGGCAAATTTACCTTGTCATTTCGTCCCCCATAGACCGGAAATCGACAATATTCGCGCGGAATAAATAACGAATTATCGTCAATCTATTACCTGTGATTGGCCGGTTCGTCAATCCGTCCCCCCATAACATTGACTTAAAATTTTTTCATCCACTTTTTGTACACGTTAGGTAAACCTAACCGTTAAGTGTTTCAACCTTTCGGGTGTTGAACATCTGTTTATTTAGCGATATTTGCTTTGCGTTTTCCACTTTTTAAGAGAGAAAGAAAAGATTTTGTGGAAAATTTTCTTCTTCTGTTATTAGTAGAAGTTATTTTATAATCTTGTTAATAGTCTTGTTTTATATAATGTAAAGAGGTGTACAAAAAATGGATATAGGTGTACAGATTGTGGAAATAGGTGTACGAAATGTGGATAGTTAGGTGTACAAAAAGTGGAAACAGGTGTACACTTGCTATTGATTTGTACACCTGTTTGTGATATACTCTTATACGAGAGGAGGCGTGATAAGAGTGTCCGATATTAAAGGCGGGAACTTGGTTGAAAAAAGCAGACAGCTTGTTTGGGCAAAGTTTACTGACTATACAGCAGGAGAGCTACGGTTACTTGAAGTGTATCTTAGCCGCATCAATCCGAGAGACCCTGAAACTTCAACGGTTCAGTTTACGTTACAAGAATATTGCGAATTTTTGGGGTTAAAAATCAACTCTAGGAATTTGAAAGCACAGGTCAAGCATTTCATCGACAACTCCGTTGAAGTTCCTAGAGGTGACGGTTCAGGCTCGTTTGACCTGTATCCCCTGTTCAGCAGAGCAACTGTAAACTTTGAACCTAGTTTGATGAATATTACTGTGTCGTTATGTTGTAACCCGCTTCTGCAACCTGTTTTCTTTGACATTGCGGAGCGTGGATATGTCAAGTATCGCTTGCGCTACACAGCAAATATGAAATCGCAGTATAGCATTTTGCTGTATTCAATTCTCCGAGAGTTCATCGGACGTGGCGTGAGCCAGCCAGAAATTACGCTGGATAGATTAAGGGAACAGCTTGGCGCAAGAGAACCTAGCTATCAAGAGTTCAAGCATCTTAGGCGGCGTGTCATTGATATTGCGGTAGCTGAAATAAACGAAGTATCAGACCTGTGCGTTGAATATGACAAGGTCATGAGAGGTCGCAATGCGGTTGCTGTGAAGTTCAATGTAGCTTTCAAGTCTAATGAGCCAGTCATAGACGTGGAAGCTAACGAGGTTGAAAGCGTAGAGCTAAAAGATGTTCCAAAGAGCCAACGACCTGCCAGAAAGCCCCGCAGCGGCGCATACGAGGATGTGGATTGGGCATCTATTGCGCCAGAGATGTCTAAAAGTCAGTGTATCTTGACTGCAAAGCTGGTGGCAAAGAGATTGCCGGAGAAGTATCCGAACATCAAGCCTAACAAGAAAAAAGAGGCTGTTGTGAACATCATTGAGAATGCGTACAGGATTCTTGTCAGTGAGCGGCTTGATAAGATTGAAAAAGACCCCGGCGCTTATATGTACTCAATTTTGAAAGATGCAGACCTTGATGATTACGCTACGTTTGATGATAGCTTCTTGAAGTAGTCAGATGTAGCACATTAAGCAGAAAGGAGAAAGAATGGAATGGATTAGTGTGAAAGACAGGCTACCAGAAGAACCAGGAACGTATCTTGTGTCTTGCGTTTCTAATGGGCCATATTTCTGTGGAACGCATACGATTACGGCTCAATGGAATGGGAAATGTTGGTGGAGGACAAAATATCAGAAATTCACCCATTGGATGCCGATGCCAGAACCAGTGAAAGAATAAAGAAAGAGTGATAAAATGGCAAAAATCATAGCTGTCGCCAACCAGAAGGGCGGCGCAGGAAAGACCACCACAAGTACCTGTCTGGCTGGCGCATTGCAGTTGATTGGCAAGAAGGTGTTGCTGGTGGACTGCGATGCCCAGTGCAACGCAACAGATACCTACGGCGCACAGACAGAGGACGTATGCACCCTGTTTGATGTGATGACCCGGCAAGGCACGGTCGAAGAAGGAATCCAGCACTGTGAAGCTGGTGACATTCTGCCGTCTGACAACGCACTGAAGGACATTGACGAGCAGCTTGTCCGGGACATGGGCAAGAACTTTCGGCTGCGAGAAGCCCTTGAAAGCGTGTCTGCGCAGTATGATTACATTGTGCTGGACACTCCCCCGCAGCTTGGCCTTGCGCTTGTGAACGCACTGATCGTCGCCAACAGCATCATCGTGCCCATCACGGCAGACCGATACGCACTGGCTGGTTTGAGCCAGCTTTCGCAGACCATCAGCGATGTTCGCAGATACTTCAACCCGACATTGAAGATTGAGGGTCTGCTTCTGAACCAGTACAAGAGCCGTGAGAACCTGTCCAAAGAGGTTGTGGAGCAGCTTCCTGTGATTGCACAGAGCATGGGTACAACGCTGTTGGACGTGAAGATTAGACCGTCTATGGGCGTTCGTAAGGCGCAGGCAGAGCGTCACAGCCTGTTCAGTGGCGACACGGCAAAAAGCACCAGCGCAGAGGATTTTAAGGCGTTGGCACGGATGATTGTGGAGGGGGATACAAAATGAACAAGAAGATTGTAGATGTTGCTCCCTTGATGGAATATTATCGAAACAGGCTTCTTGAAGAAGGTGACAATCAAGCGTTGGAAGACGCGTTAGAAAGACTAAGAGCGTTAAGAAATGCTGATGTACAAGATTTGCAGCTAAAAGCAAAATGGGAACGTCCAGATGGTTTAGCTTTTGTTATTCAGGACGATTACGATAACAGCCATACAGAGCAGGCAATCAAATGCAGTAACTGTGGCGGAATGATTCCTGAAAGTGATTTTGACAAGTGGGTTTGGAATTTTTGTCCGGTATGTGGCGCAAAAATGGAGGAAGAGGAATGAAATCAACCAGCAAAAAATCAACAGGCTTGCTTGGCGGCTTTGATTTTCAGCCTATTTTTTCGGAACAGACATTAAGCCGAAGTGAGCCAAAGGAAGAAGAAGTAAGCCAAGCAAAGCCGAACGAAGCCGAACAAGCACCGATTAAGCCCAGTGAAGCCACAGACAGCCATGCACAGCCCAATGAAGCGCTGTTAAGCAGTATTAAGCCGAAGCAAGCCAAAGACGGCGAAGCACAGCCGAACAATGCCATAGTCAGCGAAAGTAAGCCGAAGAAACTGAAACAGGCGAAGGAAGTTCAACGTCTTATCGAACAAGGCGACGTTCCCGGCGCACTAGCCGAAGCTGGTTTGACAAAGAAAAAAATCCCGATGCCGGAATCGCATCAGGGCGTTGCAAGCGGTGATGGCAAGCGTTCAAAGCGCATTACCATCCTTATGAGCGAGGAAGAGCGCAAGTACATCAACCGTGAAGCTCGGAGGCACGGAATGACGATTGGACAGTTTGTGTACGCTCTGGCAGTTGCGGCGGCAGAGGGGAAGATTGAATTGGAGGATTTCTTGGAGGATTGAGGTATGTCGTGAAACACGATATACCTGCAAACTGCATCTTCCGGCATTAGGTATTGACTTTTGTACGGACATATAGTACAATGTTTGTACGGACAAAAAGTGAGGTGTTGGTATGTGTCCGCGTTTGGGTCGCCCTACTGATAGCAAAAAGACTGAACGGTTTGAAGTTCGATTGACCCCAGAGGAAATGAAAGAAGTGCAAGAATGCGCTGAAAAAATGGGGATAACAAAAACTGAAGTTGTTAAACGTGGGATTCAGCTTGTTGCAGAAAAGGCGAATGAAGAATAAAAAATAAGGCATTGACTGCTCCCTGCAAAAGAATAGTCAACGCCTTATTCAACACCAGAGATTGCTCTCGGATAAATCCATTATATCATCCGAAGCGACCTCTTACAAGCCGTTTTCGGGTAAAACCAATGAACATTCCAGCAACGAAAGAAGAAATTCTTGAAAACTTCAAGAAAAACAGCAATGGTCGTCCGCTCAATAAGGATGATTACGAGATTGCGGAAGCGTTATCTCGAATCACTTACAAGGCGTATGAGGTCGGAATGGAAGATGCTAAACAGTTGTATATGGAGGATATGATGGATAACAAGAGATGTAACGCACTTCACGTTTTTAAGAACAAGACCTTTGGTCAGCTCCGCACGATTGAAGAAAATGGTAAAATTCTTTTCTGTGCTTCTGACGTGGCAAAGGCACTTGGCTATACCAATGCGCCAGATGCAGTAAAACGCCATTGTCGGTATACTGTAAAGCGCAGTACACCTCACCCGCAAGCAAAAGATAAAATGATTGAGGTAACTTTCATCCCAGAGGGAGATGTTTACCGTCTTATCACCCACAGCAAGTTGCCCGGTGCAGAGAAGTTCGAGAGTTGGGTTTTCGATGACGTTCTTCCGTCTCTCCGCAAGAACGGCTATTACAGCCTCGCTCCGCAGGAGAACAAGCCCGACACGCAGGGCGATGCAATCTTGCAAGTGCTGATGAAGAACACGGAAGTCCTGCAAGCCATCGTTCAGCAGAACCAGCAGATTATGATTGCGCTTACCAACCTGTCTGTCAACGATGCAAAGCGCACGATGGAGATTCAGCCTTACACTTCCCATCAGGGACAGAAGGGTGACGGCAAACGCAGCAAGCGAATCACAATCCTTATGAGCGACAGCGAGCGGACGTTTGTCACGAGAGAAGCACGCAAGCACGGATTTACGGCAGGGGAATACATCTATAACCTGTCCGTTGCAGCATCGAAAGACCAGATTGACTTGGGATAATCAGTTGTCAAGATAATAAGAGGGAGTCGGCGAAACACCGACTCCCTCTTTCGTTTACTTATCAGCAATGCAATCCCAGTAGAGATATGCCTTACCATCTGCGGCATCTGCGTCCTCAAGGAACGCCTTTGCCATGTCAGCGTAGAATCCCGGAGTGTCGACGGACTGACGCTTTGCAACCTGACAATAGTCCGAGTACATCATGTTCATGACAGCCCAGAAATCGTTCGGGTCACAGGTGATATTGCGTTGTTTGGCAACGTCCTGTGTCTGTTCCAACGTCCAGTGACAGCCCTTTGTGCCGTCAGCATTGACCATGCTGTCACACCATTCCTCTGCTTCATCGTGAGTGAGGTGCTGACGCGGCATCTTGATGGAGCGGCTGTCAGCACCGCCATGTTCGTACTGCCCAGACCGCTTGTCCCAGTCTCCGTTCTGCGAGAAGCCGATTTGCGGCATCTTGCGCGCATACTCTACGTCAGGGTAGCGGGGGATAGGGTAAGGGTCGATGTAGCGGTTCTCCTCCTGCGGATAGTAGGGATAGCGGTCGTTGCCGCCTTCCAGCTTGCGCAGACGGCGTTCCATCTCACGTTCCCTGCGGTCACGCTCTTCCTCAAGGCGGTCACGTTCCGGCTCACGGTTTTTGTCGTGGTCACGGAGCATCATCATGCGGCGAAAATTAGTCTTGCCCATAATCTACACCTCCTCAAGAAATGGACGCGGGCGCACCGGCGTGGGAACGGCAGAAGCAGCCAAGATACTTGAACGTACCGGTGCCGGTCGCAGACGTTGTAACGCGGGTAGCATAGCGGGTGCGGGTGTGGATGCTCTCGGCGGTTGCCTGAGCGCAGTTACAGTCGGTCAGAGGGTATGCGGTCGTACCTGCGCCGATGGTAATGACCACAGGAGCGTTGATGGTGGTCGTGTCCGGCAAAGCCTGAGCAATGACCAGACAATATTTTTCTCCCGCTGCGTAAGAGCCAGCAGGGATATTGATGGTCAACGTATCGTTGGCAAACGTAACGGACTGACTCAGCACCAAATGGGGGCAGAGTTTGCAGCTTGTTTTGCAAGCCATAATGTTTTCCTCCTAAAAAATCAGGGGCAGAGGTGTCTTACCCCTGCCCCGATGGTTCACCCGGTGTTATCGGGGAGTGTGTTGGTTAGCAGCAGCCGCAGCAGTTCACGCCCAAGTTGGGGTTTGCCACCTGATAAGCGGGAATCGGACGAGGATTGACCCGGTTCAGGATGGTGTCGGTCTGTGCGTTCATTGCAGTGGTCAGAAGCGCATTCTGCCGATCCTGAGAAGCGGCGAACTTCAGGCTCTGGTTCTCAGCAGTCAGAGTGGCAATCTTATCCTGCGTGAAGTAGTCCATCATGCTGCGGAAGTTGGCGTTGCAGTTGTCCACGATGGCGCGGGCGTTGTCTGCGATAGCCTGACGGGTAGCGCAGTCCTCCGTTGCGATGGTATACTTCAGGTCGCCGATCAACTGCTTGTTCTCGCAGCAGCAAGATGCAAGCTGCGTGGCAAGAGCGGTCTGACCCGCCTGCCGTGCGTTGCCCTCCTGCATGATAGCAAGGCTAATGGCGTTGTCACCGTTGGACACGCTGCGTTCAAGACCGTTCACGAGCTGTGCGTTCTGGTAGCCAAGCTGACAGATGGCACTGTTCACGCCAGCAAATCCGTTTGCGATGTTGGTGTTGACGCCGTTCATCTGCGCCAGCTGGTCATAGCCCAGAGAGCAGATACCGCTCTGGATGCCAGCCAGAGAGCGGGAGGTATCCTGCTGATAAAAGCCCTCAGACAGAGCCGCGCGGGTGTCTGCACCGCCCTGACCAGTTGCACCAGTGCCGACCAGATAGGGGATGTAGCTCGCCATACCGTTGTCGCTGCCATTGCGCCCGTTGCCGTAGTTGCCCCAGCCGAAGATGATGGCGAGGATAATAACAGCCCAAAGACCCTCGTTGCCGAAGAATCCGCCGTTGTTATTGCCGCCGTCCTGCCCAGCCAGATAGCCAGTTGCAAAATCATCCATAACAAAACTCCTTTCAGTTTTGCGTTATACCATCCCACCGCCGTATGCGATGGGCGAAGCCAAACAAAAGCGGTTTTTGTCAAGTCCGCAAAACTGAGAAGCGTTTCGCTTAGAGGGATGCGTTATCGGGGCAGCGTCAGGTTCAGGGCGCTTGCCAGCTGGTTCAGGTCGATGCCGCGCTCTTTGGCCAAGTTCTGCGCCATCGTTCGGAGTTGTGCTTCGTTTTTGCCCTGAATCAGGTTCAGCCCCTGCATGATGGGTGTGCTCTGCCCACCCAGCTGCTGGATAAGCCCCATCGGGTTCTGCCCTGCACGAGCTAGATTTGCAAGTTGCATGATAGGGCTGTGAGTAATCATATCAAACGGAGAGGGCATCACTTATTCTCCTTTCTTCGCTGCGGCAGTGGGCTTAGAGAAGCTCTTCTGCCATTTTTCCAGCTCATCCAGCCGATGCACGAGGGCATTATACTGCTCAATAGGCACATACTGCTGTGTCGGTGCAGCGGTCTGCTGTGCCTGTTGTGCTTGCATTTGCCGCCATGCTTCCGGACTGTAGAACTCCTGCACATAGGATTCGCAGGTGTCCGGGTTGAGACGCTTGCAGTAGATCACGCCGCTGCGTAAGTCCGGGCAGTAGGTCGGTCTGCCGTATAAGTCAGACGGTATCGCCAAGAATTCTTCCCTGCTGGAAACAGGTCTGCCAAGCAACCAACCGCCATCTTGTGCCGACTGCTGAACAGGCTGCTGCCCATTCATCGGCTGTGGGCGCTGCGGTTGCGCCTGTTGCATCTGCGTGTTCGGTAGGGGAGTGGCAAGCCCAACTGTGCCCATGCCACCGTAAGGATTGACAGGCTGTTGCGGAACGTATGGCGCTCCGGGTGTTGGATAATAGCTCATAATACATCCCTCCTTGTGCATCCAGTGTACTGCATCGGCAAAAACCGAAAGACAACGAACGTCAAACGAAGGACAAAAAAGAAAAGCGCCCACACGGAGAAATCCGCATGAGCGCTTAACTGTTAAGGGCCTCACATTGGAAGCGAAAATAAAGTATCACATTTTGGCTTGCAAGACAAGAATTTCGGCAAAACTAGTGCGAATAAAACAAAAATCCCCCGCTTTGCCTACAAAGTACCCCGCGTGGAACGCAGAGCTTCGGCAAAGTAGGGGATTTTTACTCCAAAATTTTTGTGATGCCTTTCAGTCGGTAGCCTACCGCCGTCCGGCTGTAATGTGTCTGTGCTGCAATGTCCGGTAGCGGGAGCCGCTCCACATACCGCAGTAAGGCTATCTTACGGTCTACCCTCCCAAGCGGTGCGTTTTTGATGGCTGCGGTCATCTGCTGTCGGTCAAGTCCTTGCAGCGCAGCGGGCAGCACTATGCGAGCCGCCGCCACGGGCAGCACCGAGCCAAAAAGGCTGCGGCAACTGTCCTGCGTTGCGTACCATTTTGCCAATGCTGGCGAAACGGTGACATTTTGTCACCATTTTCGTAATGTCACGAAATTGCTCTTGTGCGGCGTACATTTTGTTGGTGTCAACAAAATGCTCGTATGTAGTGCTTGCCATGATAACCTCCTTACTGCTTTTGCAGTGCCTTCCGCATCTGGTCGAAGAAAAATTGAATGACCTTGCTCATGGTTTCCTCGGTGATAGCCCAGCTGACCAGCTTGCCCCATCGGCTGTTGTCCAGATAGTGGCGCAGCATCTTGACGCACCACGCCTTGCGTTCTGCGCCGCGCTTGGTTCCTTGAATCTCGTGTTCCGCCTGAGTGATGAGGTTGAGCGCCAGATTTTTGACTGCCGCGCCATAGCCCAGACGGATACCGCCGATGGCATAGAAGACGAGTCCACCCAGCATCAGGATAACGGCCACAGGAACGGGGATGATGCTCAAAATTTCATTGATTGCTTCCATGATTGGTAACTCCTTTCAAAAGATAGTTGTCGATGCTAGCCTTGCTTTTCTGCATTCCTTCGTGATTGTCCCCGGAGAGCTGAGCATCCAAAAGATTCCGCACACCATCAAGGGCCAAGCAAATCTCCTCGTCGATCGCGTCGAAGCGGGTGAGGTCGCGTTTTAAGGCCGCTGCGTGCTGAGACGAAATGCTTTCGACTGCGCCCAGCCGTTGCTCGATAGCGTCAAGCCGCTGGTTTTGCGCGGCGTCGGGGGCCTGCGCCTTTTTGATATACTTGTGGATGATGTCCAGCGCCTTGTCCAGCGTGACCGCTCCTGCACACACGCTGCCAACAACGCCCAGCACCCACAAAAGAGCCTGCTCTTTAGTCATGCGCCCTCCCGGAGACGGGTCAGGCCCTTCTTTCTGATGATGCGGGGGTAGTTGAGGGTGGTCACGTTGAGGTCTACGTTGCCGGAGATGCCCGGAACGCTACCCTTGCTGGTGTGCTGGTGCGCATTGTACTTAAAGCTCACTTTGGGGGCCTTTCCGGTGTAATCGGCCAGCCAGACATCCCACCGAGAGGACAGCCTCGCCATGTCCAGCTCATACTTGTAACCGGTGTAGGTGTAGAGCTGGGCGTAAAAGCCCATCTTCTCCACCTGTTCCAGCGCGTAAGCGGCGAGGTTGGACAGGTCAAGCGTGGACAGCTTCTTGAGCTTGTTCTCCTCCACGTCCACGCAAACGGGGAGAGAAAACTCCTTGCCGTACACCGCCTGCCGCAGCAGGGCAAGCTCTGCATCGGCCATCGCCTCGCTGGTGGCGTAGGTGTAGTAGTAGACGCCCACGTCCAGACCCGCAGCCCGGGCGTTGCGGTAGTTGGTTTCAAAGGTGGGGTCGATATACAGGCCGTCTGCCCGCTTGGAGAGCTTTTTGTTGGTGGATACCGTCTTGAGCATGACGCCCTTGTAGCCAGCCGCTTTGACCTTGCGCCAGCCGTCGAGGGTAATTTTGCCCTGATACCGGCTCACGTCGATGTACCTGTAGGGCGGCGCACCCTCCCAGCCGGGAGGAGCGGAGGCTTTGGTGTCCACGGTGGACGCCGGGTCAGAGGTAGAGGCATCTGCCGCCCGGGAAAGGGCGGAGAAGAGAGAAACGAGGAATTTGATGATAGTGCGCAGCATTTTGAGACTCCTTTTTGTTTTTAAGGTTAGATAAAGCTTCCTTTAGTTAATTAGTTCCAGTATCCTAGTTCTTTGCCTCTTTGATATTCAAGATTAGCCCAAATAGTATATCCGTACCTGTTGAAATGGGTAGAATCTGACATAATCTGTGTAGGATATTTGTTTTGACCGATATTCACAATATCTTCTGATGTAGGTGTTAAATTACAATCGTCAAGAGCATAAGACGAAATAATGGTAGCTCCATCTGCGTCATATATTGGCGTTTTCATGTATTCTTCAACATCAATATAATGTCTGCCAAATTCTAATTTCAAAGCATCATTTCCAGCAATCTGCCAATCATGCATTTTTGAATGTGGAATGCCAATAACAAGAAACCTAGTCGATTTGTAATACTCGATTATTCCCTTTACTTGTTTAACGAGTAAACTTCCGTCATTGTTCCAACCAGTGTTTTGACCTATGCATATAATCAAAACTGAACCTTTTTGCTTTTTCGCACTACTAGATATAACACCTATTGGTCTTTTCAAAACAACTTCGTTGCCAGATTCATTTCTTTGAAATTTGTACGGATTTTGTCCGTATACTGGACCAGGGGAAATTATTCCAGTGATTCCATTGATAATGCACGGGTTCAATGTGGATTCTGCCATATTAGAACTTCTTCTAAAATTGCAATCATATCCAATATCATCTTTCAATACAACTTCAACTTTGTCTGTGCTACTTGGTATAGTAAAAGGTTCTGCAATAATCCCAGTACCGCAAGCCTTACAAGATATAGTGTTTGATTTTTCACCACCACCATCGTTGTTATTTATAACAGTCCATTCACTACCGACAAGAGATGATAATACTGTTGCTCTAGTTACTCCACTATTGTCTTGATTCCCTTCCGTCAAGCTATCTCCCCAGTATTCTATAATTTTGTTCTCTTTTTCTAAATAATCCTTGTAGACAATATTTCCATCATCGCCTACCATTAAAATCTTTCCTTTATTATCAGCACCAACATTTTTGTCCTGTTTTGTCGGAACTGATACTATTGGATTTAATTCGGTTTTTTCAACAATATAATCATTGTAGGTCGGTACGGTATTGAATTTGTTATTTGATACTGAGAAGCAAAAAGTATTAGCAGATGATTTAGCGGTACTAACCTTAAAGTATTTGCTATTTGCAGGCACAATCTGATTCCTGTAATATCTGCTATCGGCAAAATACTGTAAAAGTTTGTAGCCTTCGTCATAGAAAGCACAAGGAGTGTCATTGCCGATACTCGCGAAATAATAACCAACAAAATCGCTTATATCTTCATATTTGTTTGTAACATAATTGCTATTTTTAATGTCAACTGTGCCATCGTTTTTCAATTTACCATCTGTCGCCTTATTTACATTGAACAACTGCAATGGATTTCGTTTTGTTTTTAGCACTAAGTCATCTAAATCTTCCTTTATCTGATTTTCCGCTTCCTTTGCCCGGGTGGCTTCTGCAACAAGATCATCCCTTACGCCCCGGATTGCGTCGCCAGTGGCTTTTGCGTCAGCGGCTTCGCCCTCGTGGGTGAGAGTGGTGTCCAGCGCTACGGCAGGGCCGGTCTCGCCTTTAGGGCCTTGCGGGCCGGTATCACCTTTTTCGCCCTGCGGGCCAGTGGCGCCCGTAGCACCTGTGGGGCCTTGAGGGCCTTGCTCACCCTGCGGGCCGACCGGGCCGATGGGGCCAGTGTCGCCCTTGTCACCCTTCTCGCCTTTGAAGTTTCCGCTTGCAATGCTGTCCTTGAGCTCCTGCAAGCTGCCAGCGGCTTCCTGAGCGCTCTGGTCTGCATTGCCCGCACTGGTGGCGGCTTCGCTGGCGGCGGTCTGAGCGGCTTCTGTAGAGGCTTCCACCTGCTGGAGAGCCTTGTCCCGGGCCGTATCCACAGCCTGCGTAGCGGCGGTCTGCTTGTCACCGATGGCTTTCAGCGCGTCCTCTTTGGCGGTAATGGTGTCAGAAAGGGCCTGCTCGGCCTTTTGGGCGGATGTCCCGGCCCGCTCTGCTGCGTCCAGTGCTTCCGCTTTGGACTGCTCTGCCGATGCCGCCGAGTCCTTCACCGCCTCCACAAAAGCCTGCCATGCAGGCGTTCCCGGTTCCGGTTCCGTGCCGTCCTCCGTGCCGGAGTTTGCGGCCACCCGGTAGCGCAGGTCTGCGCTGGTCACGGTCTTTGCGCCGTCGCTGCCCTCGAAGGTGATACAGCCGTTGCCGGGCTGTGCAGTGACGCCGGCAGGCACATCCACGAAGCCGTCCGCCACCAGCGAGGAGGGCGGGTCTTTGCCGTTCGGGGTGTGCCAGAAGCAGCGGACGGCCAGCCCCTTCCACTCGCCAGCAGCCTCGATGCGCAGCCGGTACACGCCCCGGTTTTTGGTGTAGCCGAAGCGCAGCATCTGCTCATAGCCTGCCAGCTTGACAACGCCGTTGGACGCAAGAGATACGCTAAGCTCGATCATAAGCGTGCTCCTCTCTTATGCAGTGTAAGGCTCACCGGTGATATTTTCGTACTCCGCAGCAGTCAAGCGCTGACGCTCCACCAGCAGCTTGACCATGCCTTTGTTCCAGTGGCCAGCGGTGTATGCATCTTTGGGAGTGACGCTGCTTTCGATGGGCACGCCATCAAGGAGACACAGATAATCCACCAGTGAGGCGGTTTTTGCAGTGTCGGCATCACTGTTTAGAAAAAGAGAATTGAACGTATTCGCGTTCATTGGCGTACCTTCAACGATCGGCTCGTCGTTACGGACAAGAGTGACGACCTCTGATGTGCCGTTGGACTTTTTCATCGTCCAACGGCCCGGGTATTTTGCTTGTCTGTCAATAAACCGCATAATAGGGTTCACCTCCACATATAAGCTCAGAACAATAGATTGAATGGTCTTTAGCCATCGCTTCAATATCAAACAAAACCTTTTCCAATTGATTGACAATCGAAAAACGATAGCTGAAGCTTCCCGGAGTTTCAGGAGTGGAACTTTTTCCGCTGCATTTTGAACGAATGGAGGATATGTTGCTTAACCATCTAGCGCAGTCATCAGTAGTCAAGTAGTCATCTACACCCCAGACTGCTTCCGTAGACTCAATGACCGTAGCAGTGCCAGAGAAGAGAATCTTGCTGTCTCCATCGTAGTAAGCGCTAGCGTTGGTGACGTCGATAAAATCGTTCTCCACCACCCACCCGGGTTCCACCGAAGGCGGATAGAAGTTGTTGACGGCGGACATATACAGCTGATACTCCACGCCCTTTTCGAGTGGAAGGTCTCCCATGTCAAGGGTCACGTCGTTGTAGCCCCGGATAAGCTCCAGCGAGAGATCTACCAGTCGGATTTGGTCAGCCGCCTTGCGCAGGATGGCCCGGCTTTTTCCAGCCACAAAGCCCTTGATGCGGAAGGACATCGAGTGGAGCAGCAAACCGGACTTTTTGGCGGTCAGCGGCACAAAGAACTCGGCGTGGGAGGGGTAGGCGTCCCACGATGGAATATCACCGTATTGGTTTCTCGCTGTAACAACTTCTACTTTTTTTTGAACAATTATTGCGGAATAATCTGCGCCAACGATTTTGGCAAGTTCCTTGATTCCGTTTTCAATGCGGTTGTAATCGGTGTAGCTGAGTGCGCCTTTCATACCGGAGGTCCATTCTTGCTGTTCTTCTTCTGTCCATGTGCCGGTTCTGGCTTTGACAGCGATTTCTTTTACGCGGTCAATATCCGCTTGTGTGCGGTCTGTAATCCATGTTGCCATGTAATCACCTTTCAAAAAACTAATTTGCCATTGGCATCGATTTGTGTAGTTTCGGACAGGGTAAACGAAGGATGTGCGCAATAATAGAGCAAATTAGGCCCCATGGTAGCTGTATGGCCCCACAATACTGAAAATCCAGAATTTCCATCGATGACAGTGTCTTCAAGAGTTGTAACCATCCTACTCAGAAAATCTTTACGGTCGCTGGAATGGTAACCAGAGGCATACAAGGCACTATAAAGGTAAGGAGTTCGAGTGAACACACGGCAGCTACCATCAGTGATAGCTGCATTATCGGCAGCAAGCATGGATTTTAATACGCTCTTGGCCTGCGGGAACGAAGTTCCTTCATTGTATTTATAGTCAGGAGAGTTCTTTGTCCAGCCAAAAACGTCATTGCCTTCGCAATCGCCTCCAAATTCATGCGCAGAAGGCAAAAATACAGCTTTAGACATAGTGCTCACCTTGCTGCTTCCAACAGAGAAATCCATAGCAGTAAAGCCGGGAGTGTAATAAAATGTAGTGCTGCCAATCGCTTCTTTTTGTGCCGAAGAGAAGGTATTGAGATACTCGCCATTAAGCCATGTATTTATATCGCTCTGTGCATAAGCAGACCAACTGGAGTCCCAATTCATAAGGGCTGGATAACGCTTACGAATCAAAAGTGCACGTCCTGCCCCGTTCAGCTTGCTCTCATAGTCATGCTTGGCGACAATGAACTCCACGACGTTGCTACCTTCGTCCATAAGCACCGTCTTGCCCTCCGGAATATTGGAAAGATAATATTCAGTGGTGATGAACGAACAGCTGGCAGAATTGCCACCAGCAGAAGCAGTAACGACAGCTGTGCCGGGGGAGTTCCATTTGACCTGACAGGTGGACTTTCCCTCTGTATTGGTAAGCACATGGAGGGAAACGACACCTTCGGGAGAAGCAGACCAACTGATTTTAGGTGAATCTTGGGAGGCCGGGGAAAGAGTAGCAGTGATCACTACAGACTGTCCCCACTCGAGTGTCTCGTTGGATTTGTCTACGATCAAAGACTTAACATCCGCCATCATATATCCTTCAAGCTTGCCTTTAAAGCACCCATTGTAGGTGTAAGACACATTTGTCAGTAACAGAGTTGCGCTGTAATCGAACTGATGATGGATTTTCACGAAATCCAAAGCGTCCGTTATGGGACTGGCTCGATATTCCAAAGTGGCTTTGCGCCGATTGGAAAGTACGCTGTAAGATTCCGTAAGGGCGTTTCGAGACTTTTCAAGCGTAGACTCAGAAAGAAGAGCGTTGCTCAAGCTCTGAGATACGCCACGGCCGGAAGGGTTTTCAGGGTAAGCGTATGTTTTGTTCCCAACAGAGGTCGTGACATTAAGAAGGTTTTGCGCGAAAGTGATTTCAGGCCAAGAATAATTGTTGAGAAGAGTGATGTCCTCAACATCCGTACCGGAGCCAAATTCATACGCCCGCTTGATGGTGATAACGCCATCTCGCGTCTGATATAGTGCCATGCCCGCTGCGTTGGCCGCAAGCTGCAAAATATCAGAGTTTTTATACGAAGAGCCATCCGAAGAGATGTAAGCAGAATAATCTTTCAGTTCGTCCGAAATATCGAATGTGATTTCATCTGCCTCCAACAGCTCCAAAGCGTCGTAGCACATCTCATAGAGCGTACCGTATTTTCTGCCGGTGTAGGTGGTGGACATCAAGTAAAGAAAGGAGTCGCGGGCGGAAAAGCTTGCCTCAATACTGTTGGCGGGAACACTCCACTCCGACAGGAAGAACTTGCCACCATTGACCCACTCGACCTTACCATCAATATCCATGCCGTAGCGCACAGAGATGGGCTGACGTTCATAAATATATTTGTAGATGCCTTGAGGATTGACAGAATCCCATGTACGGTCGCTATTATCAAGGCTAAACGAAATACTTTCCTGTGAAAGCTGACCGGAAATCGGGTCACGAGAAGAGGTGTGACGAAAGGAAAGGATTTTCGTCTTGTCAAAAATCAGATATTGTCCAATTCTGAACTGTTCAATCCGGGCCTTGCGATTCGGAATGCACCAATCCAAAACTTCTACTTTAACGGCATCAAACCCGCTCAGCTCAATCTCCACATCGGAGAATACCGATGCATTCCCTGTAACGGTGACAGAATTAAGCTCTTGCGTGCCAAGATAAGAAGTGACTTTGAAGCTGGTAGCGTATTCGTTAAAAATAGACGACCAGATAATATTGACGCCCGGAACGGAAGATTTTACCTCGCTGGCAAACGTGGCAAAGAGAACAGGGTGGTTAGAAGAGCTGAAGATTGTAGAGCTAACGAACCCGGTATTTTCATACGGAGCAGAAGCGGGAACGACTTTGCAGCTGCCATCAAGCACGCAAAGATTAGGCTCGCCAGTGCCATATTTTACAAAGGAAACCACTCCAGCTTGTGAAAGAGCATTCGCGTTTGCGAACGCACTCATAGTAGACGTGACAAATTTTGCCTTTTTGTTTACACCCGGCGCAGTGATGCCAACCGTTATCTCGACAAAAGTTTCGGGCACAAGCGTGTTGTTAAACTTTTGCGTCCATTTGTCGGTAGCTCTTTCCATACATTACACCTCAACAAGAGACAATTTTGCGCCAGTCCACCCCATAATACTGCCATTGTTCGGGCTTCTGCGCCACATTCCGGCAGTTCGATCAGAGACATACATCTGCCGCGTCGTGTATCCTGCGGTCACCTGATTGTAAAACCGAACAGAGCAGTAAAAATTAGCGGTAAATAGGCTTAGAATGGTGGCCCATTGCTTGGCAGTAAGATAATTCCAAGACATCGTGACTTTTGCTACGTCATTCCGTACGACAGCTCCAACGACTTTGCCTTGAACATTTCGTCCAGAGTCCACGATAGTACTGGTAGTTCCCTCATAAGAGGACGGTTCCGGTAGCTCTACGCCGTTCACCGTAACCAGTGCAGGAATATTAGCCATCGAAACCATCCTTTCTTAATAAGAGTAAACCTCAGTGCCCATAATGGATACGCCCCGGTCTTTCTTCACTTTATCAACAGAGGCGGAAATTTGCTTGCCGTCAAGATATACGTTCACGTTCTGCTCTTTCAACAGCTCTTCGCCATAACGCTGCCAAATGTCAAGGAATGCGTTGTAGCAGCCGTTGTACACAGCGTCTCTCATGTCCTCAGAGTTTCCTCCAGCCGCAGAATAAGTGCCGCCATAAGAAGAACTGGATGTCGAGGAATTGTAACTAGAGCTTCCAACGTACTGAGATGTATCGCTGTAACTACTGGTAGACCGGCCGCCGCCAAGTTTCGATACGATTCCAGCGATTGCAACGCCAAGGGTCGCGGCAGCAGCAAGGGCTACGATTCCAGCGGGAAGGCCAAAAATCGTAGCACTGAGGGCGGCACCCACAGCAGAAAGCATTCCCGCCACTGCGGTTCCGATGGTGCTTACCAGCCCGGCAAACCCAGCGAAAATTGTCGGAAAAGAGCTGAGTAAGCCGCCAGACAGCGCAGCGCTGATTGCTTTAGCAGCCGTTGCGAGAGGAGACTTCACGTTTCCGAAAGCCTGCGTAATACCAGAAAGCATCGTCTGAGTTTCAGAGGAAACCTTTCCGAAGTTCTGAGTTAGGCTGTTCACCAGATTCTTGCCAATGGTAGCGGCTGTATTCAGCAGAGAAGAAGCTTGGCTTTTCAGTTCTTTGCTCAGCCTGCCAAGCAAATCGCTTGCAACGGACTTGGCGCGTTTACGCTGCTCATCGCCCATAGCACCCCAAATGCCAGCTGCAATGGTAGTGCCGACTGTTTTCCAATCGCCGCTCTGCGCGGCCTGAATGAAAGTTTGCGCCGTACCGAAGAAGTCGGTTTTGAGGTTGTTATCGAGTTCGGCCCACTTAGAGTCTAGCCCGGAAATGATGCCGTTGACGTAGCTTGTGCCGCAGTCAATGCCATAGTTCGCTATCTCTTCTCCCTTGACCTTGGTGGCGTCTACGAGTTTATTCATAGCATCGTTGACATAACCGAGAGAGCCAGTGATACCGTTTGCAAGGCCTTGAACGACATAAACACCGATTTGGTGAAACACTTGCGAAGGAGAATGAATTTCAAGCGCATCTTTGAAGCCATTGACAAAACCATCAGTGAAGCTCTTAATACCATTTGTAACGGTACTCCATGCATCTTTTAGGCCGTTGATTAGGCCATCCCAGATGAATTTTCCAAGCTTTCTCAATTCGTCAGGAAGCTTTTTGAACTCGCCGACAATAGACGAAATGATTTTTGGAACTTCAACAACAACGAAAGCTATCATGCGCTCCCGCCATTTAGAAATAACGTCAAGAGCTTTGAGGATTGCAGTCCAAATATTCCCCGGCAATTCTTCAAAAAACTTAACAACAGACGAAACGATTTTTGGAACTTCGGTTGTTACAGTAACAATCATGTTTCCGACCCACTCCCCGATTTTGCCGACGGCAAAGCCAAGGGCATAGCCGATTTTTTCAGGAAGGGAGCTGAACCACTCGCCAATGCTACTTACGATGTTCCCAACCTTTTCAGGCAGAGAAGTCATAAAGTCAATGACAGCGTTCCACTTAGTGACAATGATTTGTTTGATGGCATCGATACGCTGCTCAAAAACATTTTCGACATAATGCATTTTAATGTCGGCTTCTGCGGCAGCATCTGTTTTTTCGCCGCTCTCTTTAGCGCCCCATTTGATACCAGCCCAGTGAAGAACAAGGCCAATACCGACACCAACAGCGGCAACGGCCCCAGCAACAGGAAGGCTTGCACCAACAAGTAATGCAACGCCAGCACCAGCAGCACCGCCAAAAATCCCCATCAGAGCAGTGATGATGGTGTCAAGAACAGGAAATTCTTTCAGCTTTTCGCCAAGCGAGAATGTAATTCCCGCAAAGGTAATAAGACCTGCAAGACCGATAGAAAGCGTTGCGGCTGTACCAGCGGCTGCTCCAAGATTGGTGAGAAGTGTGATACCAGTAATAGAACCGAATGCCGTTGTTAAAGCAGCCTGAATCCATGTGCTTGCATCGCCAAGATTGGCTTCGCCAGTACCAAGTGCATAAGTAAGACCTGCAAGGCTCGCCACAAAAGCGATGCCCATGCCAAGCGTAACGCCATCCGCACCCATTGTGCGCCAAAGAACAAAAGAGCCAAACGCAGCAGACACCACTTCGCCTAAAAGCTCAAGAGGATTTCCACTAGATGCGTAGCCTTTTGCAAAACTGAATACTAACGATGCTTCGACAACAACTGTTGCAATCGAAAAAGCCAACTTTTGCAAATCCGTCATTTTAGAAATTGCTGTTGCAATGTCCGTCAGGAAATTGGTGATTTTCCACAATGCGAGTGCAGCAGAAATAGCGCCAATAACCGGCAGCATATCTTTGATTTTCTGCTTTATAGCATCAATCTGCTTTGCAAACTCTTCATTGTACTGCTTGAACATATCGTAGCCGGACAGGTCTACATCGCCCAAGATATTGCCAGCAGATGCACCACTGCCAGAGCCGGAGCTTCCCTGTGTGGGGTCAATGATGTTCAATTCATCAAAGCCCATCGTATAGTCCTTGAGGGCTTTGGCGGCTTTCTTGGTGGAGTCTGCCGTGTCATCCATTGCGTCACCGATGCCGCCAACGCTGTCAGCGCTCTTGGTGAAATCAGTGAACACGACCTTCACACCCATCAGCTTTGCCACCCACTGAACGAACTCCCGAATGAGCTGAACAGCGGCAATCAGCGGAGGCAAAATGGATTTCAGGGCAGGGTAGAGCAGAGAGCCAACAGACTTTGCCAGCATATCCAGCTGAGCTTTCAGAATCTTAATCTGGTTCGCAGGGCTTTGGATGGTCTGTGCAAGGTTGCCCTGCACGTTGGCAGTCTGCTTCATGATGGCAATGTAACGCAGAACCGCCTTATCTGCCTGAGACAGACTAGAAACCTGCTTGTTAAAGCCCAAAGCAAGAAGCTCCTGCTGTAACCGCGCCTGAGACAAGTCAATGCCTAAACGGCGAATAGGCTCAATCTCACCAGAGATTGCGGAAGACATTGCGGTAAAGGTTTCTGCAACGTCCTTGTTCCAATAAGAGCCTTCGTCATAGGCAAGCTGAGTCAGGTTCTTAGACAGAACGTATGCTTTGTCGCTGGTCAGACCAAACGAAGTACCCAAGCTCTGGATGGTAGCCATATAGGTCATCGCTTTGGTCGGGTCAACGCCAAGTAAGCCCTGCATCTTGCTAATGAGCGTATCGGCTTCACCGCTCAAATTGCCCATAGCATTATAAAACAGGTCTGTTGCTTCATAGAAGTCATTAAACTTCGCAACAGCGTTGCCAAGATACTCAGCGATAGCTTTCAACGAAACCAGCTTTGCCATGTTCCGCATAAAGCCGTTCATCTGATTGGACAGGCTGAGGTAACTCTTGCGCTGCTTTTCGTTGGCAGCGGTCACACGGTTAGCCTGTGTAACCACCTTGCTCAACTGCGAAGGGAGCTTTGTAAACGCATTGCCCACCTTGTCAAGCTGAGATGCAAGGGGAGTGAGCGAGGTGGAGATGCTATCACAAGCAGTCTTGAACTTATTGAGCGTGTCTGCATCCAACTTATCATTGATAGATGGGATTTTAGCAATGGCGTTCATTGCACTGCCAACCGCTTTCAATCCAGAAGCATCAAGGTTCTGCAAGGGCTGTAATTCGCTTTTCAACGATTCCAGCTTTGCGCTTAAACCAGTAAAATCAATTCCAGAAACATCAATGTTTGACATCTTTTCGATGTTCCTAAAAATAGAACCAATGCCTTTGGATGCAGACTTCAGCCCAGCGATAGAACCGGCTAGTTTATCAAGGCTATCGCAGACGGCAGAAACATTGCCCTTAGAACGAAGATTGGCGATAGCGTTAGCCAATTTATTGATGTTAAGCTCTGCGCCCTGAGATTCCGCAGAAATCTCTACGGATAAGCTCGTAATATCAACATCAGCCATCACTACCACCATCACTTTCCATCATAGAGAACATCATTCTCTTGATTCGCTCCTGCGCCTCAACTGCGCGTTGGTATTCATACTCGTCTTTCTCCTTTTGAGTAAGGGGAATCGGCCTATCCATGTACTTGATGGGGCTAGACCCTTTCTTACGGAACATATTGCCAACCGTAGAGGAAAGCGCAGATGCCATGTAAAAGCCATTTCTCCACGCTTCCGTGTTGGCTCTGCGTTCTCGCAGTTCCTCTGCATCACGATAGACCTTCGCCAGCCAGACATCGCCGTACCAGAACTGGTCGTAGGTCATGCCAATGGAGATGTAATAGGCTTCTACATCATGGAACAACTTGGAGAAGGAGAACAGCTCCCCCTCTCCGTCTGCTTCCTGAGATTGTGCAGTTACACAATCTCCCACGTTGCGTTTTTTGCGGTCTTGTCCTCAGTGTCAGTTGCCAGCAGAGACTTGGAAGCGTCCATGAACATCTCAAGCAGAACGCCCATCAGGTCTTCCTTATCCTCGATGTGCTGGAACATCTCGTCAACGACCTTGCGCTTGATACCCTTGTTCCGTGCGATGAAAGCGCCGTAGAACAGGGCACGGGAGTTGGACAGCAGATTGGTCATCTGGGTGTACTGGCCAATCTGAAAGCCTGCACGTTCGGTAGCTTCCACGCTGTCACGGGTGAAAGTCAGCTCGTAAGTGTTCTTGCCATCGGGGGAATGAAAGTTGATAACCTTAGCAGCCATAATAAATGCTCTCCTTTATAAATAGGGGCAGAACCAAATCCGTTGTTCAGTTCTGCCCGGTTTGATTGATTCGATTTTTGCGGTTTAGCCGCCGTTGACAGTCAGGGCCTCGCTGAACTCAGGCTTCTTGGTGAAGATGCAGTTGATGGTCATTTCCACAACCTCGTCCACGCCAAAGCCGGACAGACCAACCTGATGCATACCTTGCCAAGAGAAGCCGGAGCCGTCCTGCATCTTCAGGGCGTAATACTTCACAGTGTTGCTCTCGGAAGTCTCATCGTAGCCAGCTTCCTTGACCTTCTTGTAGTCAGTCTTGTTGTAGTTGGCAGTAAAGGACCTGGTGTCACTCTGGATAATGCCGAAGATATTGACCTGCATAGGGTCAGACAGAGTAGTGGCATCCAGAAGGTTCGGCTCAGAAATCAGGTCGGGTACATCCTTGATGTCGCACAGCTTCGTCAGAGCGGTTGCGCTGTTGCCACAATACAGGGTGGTATTCAGACCGGAGATAGCAGTACTCATAGAATGTTTACCTCCTTAGTTTCGGTAAATCATTCCGTCCTCTCCGATTGTTGCCCCGTAGCTGCAATCAATCCGATAGACGGAATTGTTGTACAGCCCATTCAACGGGGCAAACGACTTGCGATAAAATTTAAGCGGTTCAAGAACAGAATCCACGATTCCAACAATGGAACGTGCTTCTGCAATGCGTCCGGAGTTCTTGTTAGAGTAGACCCGCACACGCAGAGAAACAGTAGCGTACTTGCTGTGACCAGCAGAATCAATGTGTACAGGAAGATTGCTGTTTTCCTCTATCTGCACACACGGAAACTTCTTGACATTGCTGTCATTGATTTCACCAGTGACGAAGATGCCGGGGACTTGCTTTCGCAGTTCCTTAGCAACAGCCGTGAAGATGGAATTGAAATAATCAATCAACTATTCCAAACCTCCCTCCACGTTGCTTCAACCTGAGAAGCCATTTCCTCAACAGCCCCCCACATAGCCATAGCTGCATCGTTGCCGCTGGTGTAATTCAGTTGACCTTTGCCGTCTACTTCCTTGACAGGCGTACCAGCATTGCCGGATTCTCCGTAGTAGTACCAGCGCTTGTGCTTGCCGTTTTCTTTGCCGTATGTGCCATGTTCGCCAATGTTATCAGGCAATGGAAGGGGGCCGACTGTTCCAGCAGCGCCCCAGCCCTGATGTGTAACGCCGGTACCAAACTCGATGTGAGCAACCGCCTTGCCCTCTGCAACGATGGTACAGGTCTTGTCTTTCTGATTGATATGGCACTTCACATCGTTGGAGCCAGCGTATTCGGCGTTCTCGAAGCGTATCTTTGCGACTTCAAGGCCTAGCCAAGAAAGACGAAAAGCAAGCGCTCTAGCCTTTCTGTTCAAAGTGTCCTTGTATTTGAGAATATCTTTCTCAGCCTGTTTAAGCCCTGCATCGCTCAACCTCACTTTAATTTTCACTTGTAGCCACCTCTTTCAGCGCATACTTCGTGTCTGTGATATGCTCTGCGACCTTGACCACAATATAATTGAAGGGCTTTGAAACGTCCGTCTGAAACCAGACGCGCGTACCTTCATAAAGCGGTGTGTTGCGCTTTTTGCTGGACGAACTGACAACGTAGCTGTAATCCGTGAACGCTCCAAAAGGGCTTGCTTCCGCAGAACCAGTAGGAGGGCTGACATTCAACATCAGCTTTGCGGGGGTGCTCCACGATTCGTATGCGGATTCGCCGGTCTCGTTTCCCCACTCGTCAACGACAGGCGTTTTTTCGCCAACTGGGTTTGAATACCACAGCGGGCGTTTATCCAGCGGGCTTCCATTGAACATCAGCTGATAACACCTACTCTCGGAACCACTTCATTAAGCAGGGACTGTGCCACATCGGAGCTTTCCCACACACGAGTAATGCCATTGTTGGTGTAACTCGTCTGTCCGTTTGCGCCGATGTGGTTGTACAGTTCCGCTGCTATGCGTATCTGCAACGACTGATACTGCAAGGGCAGCTCGTCCGGTCTGTTGCCGAAGGGATAGCCATGTGCAAATATCTTGTCTTTGGCGAAATCAAGCAGCAGGTCGAAGAGTGGGTAGTCCTCGTCCGTGATTTCACGGTCAAGCGCAGGGGCAATGTACTGCCCCATCTTGACTGCCGCTTCGGAATACTGATCTCCCATGCTGCTTTCCTCCTTTCGCCTTAGTAAGCCTTGATGCAGTACACAGCGTCCATGCGCTCAAAGGACGGCAGGACGATTTCAGAAGCATAGACGTTGGCGTTGACCGGGTGAATGGTCAGCTCAGTGGTGATGGCAACACCAGTGTTTACGATGGACACGGATGCACCAGACTGACCAGACAGCAGGTCAGCTTCCTCGGGGGTAGTGCCGTACCAAGTGCTGCCCAGAGCGCCGGAAGGAGCAACCACCACCATGCCGTCAGGCAGATACTTCTCGCTTGCGCTGTACTGGTCTGCCTTGAACATCTTGTCGTACAGATGGATGGTCAGACCGGTTGCAGATTCGATAATCTGCCGTGCTTCGGCATCCAGCAGAACAGCGTTTGCCTTTGCGGTGACCGTCATGAACCGATTCTTCACCTCGTCCGCAGCAATCATGTTGCGGAAAGTGGCGATGTTCATGTACACCTCAGTCACGACCTCGCCAACGCTTGCCAGAACAGCATCCTTTGCGGCGTTCAGGTCAGCAATGGGGGTGGCGGTGGTAGCAGACCACTTAGACTTGGCGACGCCACTAATATCCTTAAAGTTGGTGGACTTCCAGCCTCCGTCCGGGTCGTAATTGTAGGTGTAGTTCACGCCGTTTGCCTTGATGGTGATGCCGGGAGTGCCATTTGCAGGAGCTAACAGCTGCCAGATCATGCGCTCAGAAACGATACGTGCGCCAGCGATAAGCTGTGCGGTGTCATCGTACAGACGGTTCATCACGTCACGAGCATAGGGGTCATTGCTGTCCAGAACACGCAGGATTTCCTGACGGTCTTTCTCGCCCAGATGGTAGCCCTCGCGGAAGAACGGCATCTCGGTCTCATCGAACTTGAAGCCCTCACGGGTACGGAACGTAGCCTTTGCGTCAAATGCGCTGGGCATCAGAGAAACGCCAACGCCCTTGTGACCGCGCAGCCACTTCAGGTCAAGACCAGCCTTCTTCTTTGCGGGGAACAGTGCATCAGATGCGAAAGGCATCGCATTGGTGGGGTCATTCGTCCAATAGGCGGCAATCGCAGCCGGGGCAAAGACTTCCTTAAGATTCAGTGCCATGTTGTTTTACCTCCTATCAAGCGTTCACGCTGATGTTGTCACGGCAGAAGATGCCGGGAATGGCAGTCTTAAGCGCAGTAATTGCATCAGAATCATAGGTGAAGCCAGAGCTTGCGGCAGCCTTCTTGGTATCGATAACGCCACGAATCAGCAGAGAAGCATTGGGGTTCTCTGCTGGGTCAACGTCATACAGAAGAATGCCATCTGCTGTGGCAGAGGTTGCTTTCTTGCCAGCTTTGGTCATGGGATAGCCAGCTTTAACCGCAGCAGCTTCGGTCACGGTAAAGGGGATGGCGGTGTAGTCATTGGAAGCAAGGATGGTATCGTTGATTCCGTTGACCGTATTTCGGGTAAACTTCATGTTTTCCTCCTTGTTAATGGAAAGCACTCATTGCGTCACTCGATGCCTTAGAAGTATTTGCGTTCTGCTGTGCAAGGCTCTTGGCAAATGCCACGCCTTCGCTGTCAGAGACGCCCTTACCATCCGCACCCGGAGGTGTGGGCATATCCTTCAGCAGAGAAGCCTTGTATGCGGTGTCGTGGGCGGTCATAAACTCCGACTGGAACTTAAACACCTTGTCCATGTCACCGTCAGCAAGCGCAGATGCAGCCTTGTTGGCGAGTTCAGCGTCATAACCCTGTGCAACGAACTTCTCACGGTAAGATGCAAGGGTCTTTTCCTTGACGAGGTTCTCCTTGTCGGCAGTCAGGGCTTCAATCTGCTTCTGCATCTCTGCCATCTTATCAGCCTGTTCCTGCGCGGCATTCTCATCATCGGTACGCTTTGCCTTGAGCTGCTTCTTGTACTCAGCAGCTTCGCCATTGGCCTTCGTCACGGCGTTGCGCAGCTTCTCAATCTCTGCGCTAGGGTCTGCAACCTTTTCAAGCGCAGAAATGATTTCATCGGCGGTCATGCCCTCTTTGTAGGCATCACCAAGCAACATATTGAGTTTCATATCGTTAATTTCCTCCTGCGTTTTTTTACCGTTGCTTCCCTGCAACGCTGCGAAATTTGTATCCCGGCTTCCCTGCCGGAATATATCAGCCCGAAAATTCGGGATGATTCTTTATTCCTTTGGGTAAATTCTTTTGTACGGCTCAATGCCACTATCCAAAATAGATTTTTCTCGCGCCGAATTCCGGTCAGGGTGCGTCCATTTGAATTTTCCACATTTCGTGCAGATATACTCGCACTCCATTTCGCGTGGTTCGTTTCCGTTGATGCCGTGCGTCCAATGCCAACGAGAAAGCGTATAGTCATGTTTGCAAAACAACTGTTTCCAGAAATCACGCATTATCTTTTTCTCCATCCGCATTGTTTGGTTGTTTATCAGCCATGTCCCCGGCATTTGTGTCGGTGGCATCCTTTTTAGACTGTTCCTGCGGCTTCGGTGCTTTCCCATCCTCACCCAGCTTGCCAGCGGCAATCAGGAAAGGCTTGCTCATTTCGTAAGCAGCCTGCGGGTCGGGGAACAGGCCGGGCGTAGTGAACGCCAACTGCGGGTCAATGGCCTGCTGCAACATCTGTGCAAAAATCTGAACCTTGCTCTGCTGGTTATCGTACTGGCGGCGTGGCAGTTTGATATTGATGTCACTTGCCATAAGCTTAGAACCAGCCGTGTCACGCAGTATTTTCAGCATCACAGACAGGCTTTGGCGTTCAGCGTACTTAAACATATTCTCGTACTGCTGTGCCCTTGCTTCGGTGTGATTCCAACCATTGCGAACGATGACTGCACCCACGTTGTCGGACGTTGCGTTCTCGCTGCCAGTGGCACTAGGCATAGCAGTCAGGCTGCGGTACACGTTCAACATGGAATCAAGCAAGGTCTGGCTCTGCTGCTGGTCAAGTTCGTTTGCAATCTGAGAAACAGAGGCAGGCAAGCTGGTTGTGGATTTCAAGCACATCGCTCCAAGTTCTTTGACCTGTTTCAGTGCGTTATCATCCACAAGGCAGTTTGTAAACACCATGATGGACTGGATGAACTGCGCCACACCGTCCAAACGGTTGCTTTCAAGGTCGTTGATTGCATCCAGCACAGGGATTGCAGGTTCAAACAGCCCCATCCGCTCCGGGTTCAGCTTGTATTCGACCATCGGCAACATCCCGAGAGAGTGATTCTCAGACTTTGTGACCTTGCCGTTGTCGATTTCAAAGTACTGGTTTGGCGTATACACGCAAATCAGGTCGTTCAGGTCATTCTGATAATTGCGTGGGATGTGCAGAATGTTAGCGATGGGCTTGTGACCGATGCCGGAGTTGTAAATCACATACGCCATATCCGGGTCGGGAACATCCACAAGCAGGGGCGTTTCGTCTGGGTAGTTGCCGTTGTACCCCTTGTCAGGAAGAACAATGCGGTATCCCTGTCCGCACTCCAACATCCACTGCCAGAGCCGCCGATCAAGCGCATCCTTGCCCTCATACTGCAAGGCGTTGGACAGGCGGGCGATTTCCTCACCGTCACCAGTTGCCGTTTCAGACCGCACATAAGAGCAAGGCGTGCCGCTCATGTAGCCTGTGTAGAAGCCCACGCACTCGTTGGCGTGGTTTTCTACAATGCGATTGGTGATTTCAGCGTGGTACTCCTTCGTGCGATGGAGGACAGGCTGGCTACCCAAGTAGTAGTTGTGCAGGAAGCGAATCTCGTTCTTGTTCAGCAGATGAATAGGCTCTGCCTTGCCCATGACCACTTTCAGCACGTTTGCCCGATTGATTTCCGTCTCCGGCGTTTCAATCGGTCTACGTCCGGTCAGCGGATTATTCAAAAAACCGCCAACGACCATCTGATACTCAGCCATGTTTTCCTCCTTTCCGGCAAAATAAAAAGCGCAGCAAGGCAAACCTGTTAAGGTCTATCTCACTGCGCCAAAACTGCGCTTCAAAAGCTATTCACTTTTCTGGCGGATGGATGATTTTCACCCATCCTTCCTTTGTGTCTCCTTCGATAACGCCCTTGCATCTGTCGCACTTGAAATGGTATCGTCCGTCTACTTCGCCAAGATAGCGGTTGCAGCGGACGTTCTTATAGATGGGATTCTGCCTGATACAAGGACAACAGATTCTAACTAACATGAGCGCTCCTTTCGTTGGATTTCTGGAAACAGGCTGTTGAGCACAGACCTGTCAGAAGCTACTGGGAAACTGTTCGCACTTCCAGCCGTGCTATTCTTCGCCCGAAGAAAACCATTGCAGCCTTTACATTCAGTTGTTGGACAGACGTAAACGGGTCGGCTGCAATTTTGGTGCTGCATAATGGATTTGAACCAATGTATGTCCGGTTATGAGCCGGATGCTCTAGCCTGACTGAGCTAATGCAACATAGAAACCCGGCTTGATTGGTTAACCGCTGCTCTTTGCAAAAGGAGAAAATTCAAAAAAGCCTTTTGCATCGAGAGCCGGGAATAGCGGTGAGGTGTCAAAAGAGAAATCCCATGCAAAGCAAGGGGATAGTTGTGCTACGTAACGGAATCGAACCGTTGCTTGCCAGCCGTGGGGGGAGACAGACTGGCATTCCCCTTACAATTGGAAACGCAACATATAAAGCCCGGTGAAGGTGAAAGAGTGAGAAAACCTCCACCGGTGAAAGGAGGAATATGCTTGTTGACACGCACGCGAGTAAAATGACAAAACCCCGCGTGCAAGCTATTCCTTTAAGGGAAGCTGCAAAACTTCCTGTGTACATTATAAGCCTTGTCAAGAGATGAAATCAAATAAATAGACCCAGCGAACACAATATATTGTGTTTTTAATCAAAAAGGCCTCTTGACAGGCTCAATTTTACTGATTCCGTTGTACAGTTCATCGGCAAGCTGTGCCAGACTGTCCGGTGCATCATCGTGCGGAACTTTGCCAAGCTGCGTGAACATCGTCACCTGTTCCATGAACGCCTTGTACTCTTTCGACTGGTGATTCTCGTCAAGGAAATAGAACCGTTTGATGTCCGGCGCATACTGGATGATTCTTGACAGCTTGCTTTGACCACTAGGCGCGCGTTGGCTGCGGACAGAGCAGTGATAACCCTGCTGCCGAAGCTGGCTGTCTACCACGTCACAATATTCATCACCGCCGTTGTTGGCTTCGCCACGCACCACGTTGATTTTGTGCTGGATGATTTTTCCCACGACTTCTGGTCTTGTCACGGTCTTATCGCCATTGTTGAACACAAGGTCAGGGATGAACACGGCATCTCCGTACACATAAGCGATAGGGCAAGCAGTAAAGTCACCGCCACCCCATGCAATGTCCATGACCATGAGCTTGCGATCTGGCTCACCGTCAGGCAGAACGCCGTTGAAATACCGCAGTTCATCGGCAGGGAACAGCAAGCCCTCGCGCTCAACAGGTTGGTTCATGTACAGTGCTTTCCAACTCATTTCATCCATGACTTCGCGTTGCTTGCGGAGAGTTTCTGTGCTATATCCTACACCGTAGTCATAATCGAAGTTGGATTCGTCTTTTTCGTTCATTGCTGGCATAACAATGAATCTATTCCTGTCGGAATCGCCGTAGTTTTGCTCTAATCGTCCAATAACATCATGAACAGACCAGCGTGTAGCAATATGCAGCTCCTTGCACTTGTTTCCGATTTTACGCTGTCTAAGGTCGGTAGTGTACGTTTCCCACAGCTTATCAAGGCGGGGTTTGGAAAGCGCCACTTCGATACCGGACACAAGGTCATCGCAATAGAGAAGCGTAGATGCGCGGTACAAGCCAGCATTGCCAGTTCCAATAGACGTAAATTCAAGCGTTTCAAAACGCTTTCTCTTGCCTAAGTCAATGCGGCAGTCCTTCGCATTGGTGTTCGACACGGCAACGTCCGGGAAAACATCATTCCACAGATATTCTCCGTCCTTGTCGAATATACGCAAGCACTCGTCATAAACGCCACGAACAAAGCTGTTCGAGTGAGAGCCTGTGAGCATAGGTTCGTCTGGGTTTCTTCCAGCAAGCCATGTCAAATAGAAAATAGCTAGAGCCGTCTTACCACAGCCGGGGGGCATCGAGATTGCCAGCAAGTCCAGTCTGTCATCCGCAAGGTCTTGCAGGGCGTTCGCAACGGCTCTTAACACCTTTCTTCTCGGCTGATAGAACTTCTTTTCCGGCGCACGATTCCATTCAAGGTAGATGCAATAGCTGTCGAACACATCTTTTGCTTCAAACAGGTACGTCCGGCCGATAATGTCATAGACCTTCGCCACGTCCTCGCCCGTTTTCATCTTGCTCATCATGGCTGCGCAGACAGAGCGCAGCTCACCAGAGTATTTGTAGGCATCGAACCGCTTATCTTGCGACAGAGCATCTCTCAGGTTCACCACCGCCTGAAACCAGTCCTCGTAGACCTGCGCTTCTGTCGGATTCTGCTTTGCATACGCTTTGATGCTGTCAATGATGGCGATACACTGCTTTGGCTGCATAAAAAATAGGCACCCCCTACCTGAAAATGTAAAGAGTGCCTACAACTGCACAAAAATCAAATATTCGGTTTTATAATTTTGCTTCAGAAAATTATTTACTAAAATCCATCTTAATAAATGGGTTGCTCAGTTTATTTGATTTCTTCTGCAAGCTGGTTGAGCCTGCGTTTCAGCTCGTCTGCATCGTAGTACAAGGCATCTGCGATGGCATTGAGAATATCAGGCTTGTCGGTGTAACCACACAGCGTTTCAATGAGTTTCAAACTCTGCTCGGACAGTTTTACGGGTTTCATGCTTTATTCCTTTCTCTGACTATGTAAAGTAGGCTTCGGTTCTTCATCCCCAAGCATCAACTTGTAACGAAGATACTTTTCGATAATACTGTGTCTTTCTGCCAGTGTGCCGTAAATAAAAACGAGAGCATCTTTAGCAGCATCGTATTCATTCGGGAAAATGACAATTTCCTCGTTTGCAAAGGTTACGGTGCAGTTTTCCGAATGACAGACTTCCAAGAACCTCTTAATTTCAAGGAATCCGCCAAAGTCAAGCATAGACCGCAGTGTGATACTGCCGTTCTTAACAATCAGTTCTTCTCCCTGCATATTATCCAGCCTTTCTCTGTTCAGCAATCCGATACCATGTCTGGCGGGTCACGCCAAGCTGTTTGGCAGCGTCCGTGACCGTGAGAATGCGCTTCTCCACCTGTTCATGGAGAACATCAAAGAGGTTGCGGTCATACTCGGTGGGCTTGCGGCCTTTATAAACGCCTTTCTGCTTTGCCACTTCGATGCCCTCTTGCTGGCGGTCGAGCATATTCTGTCGTTCAAATTCGTTGATGGCTGCAATCATCGTCAGCATCAGTTTACCGGTTGGAGTGCCTGTATCTAGGTTTTCTTTATCACTTGCAAGGTGTACGCCGTTAGTTTGTAGCGTTTCGACCATTTCAAGCAAGTCCTTTGTGCTACGGGCAAGGCGGCTGAAATCGTGAATAAACACGGTATCGCCCGGCTGAACTGATTTAAGCATCTTCTGCAACTCTGGTCTATCCATATTCTTGCCAGAGACCTTCTCGATAAACCAACGGTCAATGTTATGCCGCTTCAACGCTTCTACCTGTCGTGCTTCATTCTGTTCGACAGTAGATACACGAACATACGCTACGTTCATTCAGAATCACTGTCCTTTTCAATTACAGTGCCTTCAACACGATAAGCACCAACGCCAATATCTCCCATGTCGGGTTCAACCACGATTCGATAATTCATAGCTTTTAGGAGTTTATAAAAGCTAGAAAGATTTAAGCTCTCATTCTTAAAGCACTGATACAAAGCCTGTCTTGAAGTGAAGCCAGCTTCATTGGCAATATAAGCTGTTGTTATGCCATACTGCTTCATAAGTTCTTTAACTATCTCTACGCCATTCGTTGAAACATTAAAAGGCTCTTTTTTTTCTGTCACTTTTTTGTATTTCCCCATTTCATGTCACCCTTTCTGATTACATTGTAAATAATTTTGTTTGGTTTGTCAATAGGGAATTTTATTTACTATCATTAGGGTCACTTTTTTATCAACACTTTTTTGTGTTAGTTTACAGCTTGTATAATTATCGTATTATCAAGTTTTACTATAAATTTCCGCCCCAATTCTAACACATTAAAGTGTCAAAGCCACTATCAAAAATGTACACTAAAACGTGTTTTAACGTACAAATTATACAAATTGGGCTGTTGACAACTATATACCAAGCGTCTATAATCTAAGACAGCAGAACACACGATGAATCAGCCAACAACGGTAGATTTATCCTTTGTGGCATAAAAAATAGGCCGTCAGCCCCACCGTCCAAAGTAGCACTGACGACCTATTCCACCACAAAACAGAAGCTGCGCAACCAAGGGCGCAGTCTCGGTTTCTGTCAATTATTATAGCAGAAGCAGACCGCTTCTGCAATAGAAAGGAGCAAAAAACATGAACTTTCCCACGACAACCGAAGAATTTCTGAAAACACTCGCCCACGGCAAAGAGCCGACCAGCGAGGACAGGGAGTACGCAGAAGCGCTGGGTAAGCTGTCCGAACTGAACTACCGGGCAGGGTACGAAGCGGGAGCATCCAAAAAGGATAGCTAAGTTTTGTGCAAAATGTAGAAAACGGGAAGATAGTACAGATAGCAGTACTACGGATAGTGTTTCATACCTTGACTTAGCACAAAACATAGTTATACTAATATCACCAACAATCGAAAGGGGGTGGGCTAATATGAGCAATCCTTATGCTGAGAGATACAATCGCACATTAACTATCAGCTTGACGGAACGCCAGTTCAATCACTTGCAAGACTACTGCATCAAGAACATGGTTTCCTTGTCTTCTGCGCTGCGAGAATCGTTCTTCTTGCTTCATCCGATGCTTAATGAAAAGAAATGATACGCCCGCTAAAGTTTGCCGACAGCAGCGAACGTATCATCACACACTCAGAGAGTATAGACCCTCTTTGGGTTATTATACCAGAGATGGCCTACTCTCGCAAGATAGAAAGGTCAAATTTTATGAACAATAGCCTCGAAACCATCCGAATCTTCTCCGAAGATGTTATTCCTGTGTACGACACCGACACCGGCGAAAAGGTAGTGCTGGGTCGGGAACTGCACGAGCGGCTCAAAATCAAGACCGCATACAAAGACTGGTTTCCTCGTATGTGCGAGTATGGTTTTGTTGACGGAAAAGACTATGGCTCATTTTTGAGCAATAGGTCTGATGGGCTTGCTGGAAAGCCAAGAACCGACCATATTATCACTCTGGACATGGCAAAGCACATTGCAATGATTCAGCGGACACCTGAGGGCATGGAGATTCGCCAGAAGCTGATCGACCTTGAGAAGAACGCGGCAGTCAACCAGTTCGCAGGGCTTTCTAAGGAACTGCAAGCAATTCTTATGATTGACCAGCGCACCATGAAGCAGGAGCAGCGCATTTCTGCTCTTGAGAACACTATGACCATCGACTACAACCAGCAGCGTGTGTTAAAGCGTGTTGTGAACACAGTGGTTATCAACGCTCTGGGCGGCATGGACAGCCCGGCCTACAAGAGCCGTAGCGTCTCTCAGAAGTTGTTCATGGAATGCAACCGGGACATTCAGGACTGGTTTAACGTAAACAGTCGAAACAACGTGCCAAAGAAGCGGTTCGATGAAGCTGTCGAGTACATCAAGAAGTGGAGACCGTGTGCGAACTCTGTTATGCTAGTTCAGGTCACAAACGGTCAGACCCAGATGCCCATGTGAAAGGAGAATAAATATGGTTAACGGCGATAAGTACGAAAATCTTGAAGAATACATTAGCGACACTCTGGAAAACATGGAGTGGCTTTGGAGAACGCCTGACGTTGGAGAAACCTACAATGGGCGAGTGATCGCTTGCAACGGCAAAGAGGTTGCGTGTGGCTATCTCTCCTACGAAGCAGACGAATACGGTGATTTGAGACCGTACCTGTGCGACAACGGCAAGATTGTCATGCATGACATTAACGATTGGATGCCGATGCCGAACGTGACCAGCGCATTGAAGAAGTAAACAGCCAATAAGAAAAGCCAGTGGTTAGAGAGCATCTAGCCGCTGGCTTTTTGTGTTATATGTTAATCTTGAATGGCAACCACTTCATAAGAGCTGTAGCCTGTGAATCCGCTTAACGGATGAAGCTCAAATGATGCTGTTTGCCCCGAAGCAAGGCCGTCCATGATGTAAGTATACTCACCGCCAACAGGAACTTCATTGCCTTCGGTGTCTTTCATTTTGTAAAGGACAACGACCTTGACTGCATTGCTTGTAAACTGGCTGTTGTTCGTAACCTGTCCAGTGAATCGCAAATCATAGCCAGAGCCACGCTTAGAAACATTCGTGACGGCCAGTTCACCAGCACGGATAATCTGATTGGAAGGACTTGCTTCGTGAACGTTCCAGTCCTCTGCGCTTGTCGTATACTCAATTCTTGTCGGCTTAACGCCATCAGAGTCAAAAGCGATATAATCGCCATACCAATAAGAATCACCTTCGCCAACCCAGTCCAGCGTTTCAGAACCGGTCTTTAAGACGGAGCCATCTTCGCCGTATACCGTAACATTCAGCGAAACAAAATCGACCGCCCAATCGGTGTTTGGATTCTCAACCAATACAGCGTAGAACACATAGTATCTCGTTTTGCCGTATTCGTACTTGGTTTCAAGATGGCTATGGGATTCTTTGATTGTTATGGGTTGTACCTGCGTTGCATTGATTTCTTCCAGCTCAATAGGAGCAGACCATTCATCAGGCTTTGCAGTTGCCATTGCGCTAATAGGCATAGCAAGCATCATAGCCGCCGCCAGAGCCGCCGCAATGATTCTCTTTCTCATTTTTTATTTCTTCCTTTCTTTGGCGTGTTGCCTTTATCTGATTATAGCACAGTCTAGGCTCCGAAAGGGGCCTTTTTGTATTTTTTGGAATTTTTGGAGACTTGCACAATTGGATGGGTTTTGGTTTGTGAAGGTGGGGTGGGTGTTGGCAACACGAACCCCGGAAAACGCCTTTTTTGAATTTTTTCTACGCGAGGTGTCGACCACCCCACCCCCGGCTCGCCCTATATACCCCAGAGGTGGAGACCCCAGCCCCAGCGCACCCGGAACGACGGCACACGGCAGGCAGCAGGGCAGACCGTACCGGCGGCGGGCGCTGGAGGGCGTGGGGTGCGTCCGATAGAGCACGCCCAAACGGACAAAATTATTGTAAACAAAAATGTTTATTTTTTATGTGTAAACCCCTTGACAAAAGAAATAAAATTGTTTACAATATAGGCAGTAAACAAACTTATTTACGCCACCACAAAACAGGAGGGCAAAAACCATGAAAAAGACCATCGACTATACCGCACTTGCTGATACTATCCGCGCAGAACTCAACGCCCGCCACGACCGCAGCGCGTGGAATAAGGCCGTCACGTTGTACGCTCTCGACCTGCTGGAAGATGTCCAGTGGTACGCCAACGACGCGGAGCGCTTGCCCTTTGACGGTGCAGAGCTTGAGCGGTGGGCGCTCAACGGCGCAAGCTGCTGGGAGCAGTACAGCAACGGCGGTTGCTCCCTGTGCTATAACGCTGACATTGCCGCCCGCGTCTGCACCCCGTCCGAACTCAAGCGCAAGCACGGTGGAGCGTATGAGCCTAACAGCCGCGAGACGTGGCTTGACGTGCAAGCCCGCGCACTGTATCAGGCTTGCAACCGTATCCGCACCATCTGCCGCACCAACGACCTGTATTGCAAGGGGGTGCAGTAATATGCTAGTACTTGATGCAACTCAGTGGGCCGCCCTCTGGTACGTTGGCGGCATAATCTCCGGTGCACTGGTTATGATTGCATTTCTCAATAGCTAATAAGGAGGGCTAAAAAATGACGACGTTTGAAGAAAAAGTGAACGCATACCGTGAAAACAAGCGGTTGATTGAAGAGCTTGAAGCAATGAATGACGCCGTAAAGGCTGAAATCATCGACATGATGCAAGGTGCACCGGAGATGGTGCAGGGCACTGCAAAGGCCATTTACAAGGACGTGCAAAGTGTCCGACTTGATAGCAAGCTTTTACAGGCAGCGCACCCGGATATTTACGCCGAGTGCAGCAAGCGCACCACATACAAGCGTTTTAGCGTAGTATAAGGGAGGTTATAACATGATTATGCAAGTCCGTTTTGCAGGCATCGACCTGCCTTATACGTCCCATAACAACACAGTGCCGCACATTCTGCAAGAGTATAGACAAATAGAGCCAAATCTTGCACATGATGCCGTTGTAACGTTCACAGCCGCCAATGGTTGCACAGTCAGACAAGACGCGGTACGCAACTGGTACGTTTACACGGACAGCGCCCACACTCCTAAAAAGTATAGTTATCTTGCATCTGCGCTCAAATGTGCGGCTGTTAGGGGAGGGTGCAAGCTGTGATTCTGTCTTGTGTTCTGTTTTTCTTTTGGTTTTTCTCGGCGCTGTTTAAGGCCAGCAAATGACCAGATCGGACACTTTAGCGGGGCTGCACCGTAAAGCAACCCCGCCCCAGCCCAAAAGGGCAAAAATATTTCTTACAAGTCCTGTTTTTAGGGCTTACAGTATGATATACTAGCAGCAGCAAGCCCACACAAGAAAGGAGCGCATAAAATGAAGGTTATTGAAGGGTTTAACGAATTTTTCCGCAAAATGTCAGCCGATGAAGAAAAGATTTTTGCATACCTCAGCCGCCGCGGCGAAAATACCGCTGTTAAAATTGGCGACGCTGTATATTTTTATTGGGGTGATGATATCGGCCCACGTCCCGCCTCCCGCTTTGACAAATTCGACACCCTAGAAAGCTATCAAAAATTTAATTTTGCAAGCTACAAGAAAAAAGACCTTCCAACTATCACATATCACGTATCTTATGATGAATGGTATAACCAGCTTACAAAATACGACGATGACGAAATGAAAGCACTTTTTGACCAATACAAAATTTAACTCACGCGCAACAATCCACCCCGCCCACGCTGGCGGGGCTTTTCTTTTGCCTTGCATCTGCTGAGGGTGCGGGGCTTTTATTTTTGCCATGCTCCAATACAGCCCTATACAAGCGTTTACAGCGCATTTTGTGCTGTTAATGCAGTTATATTGCCCACGCCGTAAAACGGCGCACAGGGCTTTACAGTGGCTTTTACTGTGATTTGCCCCATTCTACCGCCGCAGATACCAGACCCACACAAGCGGCTATAATACCGCTTGCATCACACTGGAGCACACACACGCGCCCGGACGCCCTGCACCGATACCAGATACCAACGCCACGCTGGACGCTGTACAGGTCAGCACAGACCGCCTATTATAATAAGGTATATAAGGGTGCAACGGTGCGCCGCCTGCTATGGATCCATGCCAGACGGTGCAGCACATCGCAGACCATGCCAGCCCGGCGGGTTCTGCTCCTGCCGCCTGTGGATCGATGGCAAGTGCTTACACGCTATCAGCAGCACAAGCCCGGCGAACCTGCTGAGGGGTCAGCGTCTCCACCTATACAGGGTCAGTCTGGCACCCTCCACCCGGCGGGGCAGTCCAGCAGCGGGCGGCGCGGAACTATTGACGGCTCTGCCGTATCTCTTTTCGGGCTTTCGCCCGATAGCTAATAAGGGCGAGCAATAGTCGCAGCGTTCCGGATAAAATAGTCGTAACAGCTTCTAGAATAGTCGTAGTTTCTCCAATAAAATAGTCGTAGAATAGTCGTAAAGTTGTCAGACGACTAGCTTTTGAAAGTCCTATATATTGTATAGTAAATAGCAGTCCGCTGATAGTCGTAGAGTAATAGTCGTAGCGTTTTCTTGCGAACCATCGTCAAATAGTTGTGTATTTTTTGTGTGAAATAGTCGTTCGCCTTTTAGAGAAAGAGAAGTACGATAGTCGCTAAGTCATCCGACCACTCCAAAAATCACCTCTCGTTCCAATTTCGCATAATTTATTCTTCCGCTAGTTATATCTATTCGTATAATAGCCGTACTTATTATAGTATACAGATATAGTTACTCCAGATAATCACGGATTATTTCGTATAATAACTCGTACCATCCGATTCTGTCTGTTCCTGCTCGTTTTAATTCCCAGTAATGCACTATGGTATTGTATTCAATTCATAGTATTCTACTGGGAATAATCAATGCAACATTTCTACATATTCAACCGACTACAAAATGAAGTCAATTCTCCATGTCTGGAATAGTCGTAACCCATCCACCAGTCCGAATTTCACGCCAGCTCCCGCCTACGGTCTGCTTTGCTGGCTAACGGTATAGCTTTGGAGATAGAGGGTTGTAGGGGGAAAGAACCTTTGTAGAAACACTTGGTTGTCGTTTCCAGTTGTCGTAGTTGTCGCACCATTTTGGCGTGGGGGCCTCAAACAATTTATTTGTTTGAGGGGGGAGTTAGGGGGATTATAGGGGGTAATAGGGGTTGTAGGGGAAAGAGGGGGAAGAAAGGGGGGAAGATTGGTATACCATGATACCAACGCATACCATTCGTATCAACTGGTACAATTCGTATCGCTTGGTATGCAATAGTCGCATCCATTTCGTCTCATGCACTCGGCTTTCGTCTAATTCTCCCGTCGATCGAGACGGTTCCCGCTCAAAATCAGACATTGCCGTTTTCTCTCGATAAATAACAAGAGAAAAAAGCACAGAATAGTCGCAGAGGGTAGTTTTACCGCCTGATACTATTCCACGCTTTCTGATACAGTAGTTTTGCAGTCGCACGAGCTAAGATTAGATATTCTTGGCTTCTCGTGCCTTACGCAGACGTTCTGCCAGAGCTTCACGCTGCTCTTCGCTGATTTCGCGGGTGATGGGCGAGCGGAACTTCACAAGACGTTTCGGCATCGAATAGGTCTTAGATTCCTTGCACCGCTTGGCAGACAGCTCCTCCATGAACTTGTACGTGTCGGGGAACTGCTTACAGAGCTTGTCTAGCTTGCGAATGTAAACCGGGTCTGCCGTGTAGACCTCTGCGGTATCCTCCGCTGCGTTGAATGTGATGATGGTTTCACGTTCGATGTTGGTAAGTGCCATAGTTGTTTTCTCCTTTGCGTTATTTTTGGTTGATTTTCTTTTTTGGGCAAGTTTCCGGCAAATAGTCCATGCAAGCACGGCATGAAATGGTCTTTCGACAGATCATTCGTTCTGCTTGTTCTTTCTCTTCTTGTTCTCGTCTTTGGCACTCTCGC